AAAAACAAAAGTAACATGGGAGTAAGATTAATAGAAAGCAATAGTAAAAATTTCACCACAATTGGTAAATTAAAAGATGGCCAAATTGCTGTTGTAATGGGCGGCCAGCAATGTGGCGAAATAGTTCTAAGATATGGTGACAATTGTGTGGCAATTGGTAAGACCTTTGGGCATGGTTGGACTTCATGCGAAAGCAATACATTAACGGTTAGAATATTAGAAAACGGTGAATTAATAGAAATCATATAAATAATTATGACAAAAGAACAATTAGCATTTCAGGAAGCATTGGCATTCGAAGTATGGATGCGTGACACAGTAAAAACCGTACACTATGCGGATAACGATAAGATGGCTAAAGCCTACGATAGAGTATTTAATAATAGTTTAGAAATTAAAGTATATGAGAACACTAAGCGATAAAGAATTAAACCTAATTAAGTTAGCGGTATATGAAGGCATTGACAAAATCTCTGACAGATTATGGACTGACTTTAAAATCCGCGAATCCAAATTAACATCTTTGCAAATTAATAGGTTCAATGAATTTGAAGATTTGCTATACACCTTTGCTGTCGAGGTCGTCGAAGATCACGGAGTCTTACAGTCTGAATACGATGCATAAATGATAATATAAATGTAACCAATAAAATTTAATAAAATGGATAAAATAAATGACCTATTTGAACAAGAAGTAGTTAGAGTAAATGATGCATTCCCAAGTATCTATACCAAAGATGATGTAGTATCTTTACTTGTAACATTACGAACTCAAGTGCTAAACGAAGCAAGCGAATTAAAACCTACCGTTGGCTTAACCGAGGATCAATTTCAAGCATTTGCTTCTGATGTTAACCTAAATCTTGAACGATCTATATGTAATGGCAATATTGAAGTATACGATACCGGTTCTGCTGAGTTCAGTATTAGTTATGAAAATAAAATTGAGATTGAAAATATTGACGTGCTTACAGATAATATAACTGAAGAACTTCACGATATATTACTTGATCAATTTCAAACTCACTTTGGTAAATTTATAATCGCTAATCCTGAATAATATGGCTAAAATAAAAAATAGTAATACTGAAGTACCTAAGTGGTTTACTGGCGAAATATATCCTGCTGGAGGCATTGTTACAAATCCATTCTCTAGAGCAAGTGCTGAATTAAATAGTATAGAATTAAGTATATATGATTTTATTATAGGCTGTGCTTATAGTGGTAAATACCATAAAGATTTTGATCGCGCTAGATATTGGTTCGCGGAAGTAAACAGTAATGCTTACATGGAATTATTAGATTAATTAACTTTAAATATATAAATATGAACTTAAAGAAAGTATTAGACGAAATTATTTTAGAAGGCGGTGTAAGTTATAATCTAAATACTGGCAAAGCAAACCCTAGCGATGGCTATATGGTTAGTATACTAGGCTTTGAAGAACAATTCAATGTAAATAAAGTATCTAATCAAACCATTAAAGCCTTTATGCTTAAGAACATGGATAATCTATGGGGCGAAACAAGATACTTAGGTGGCTGGCTAAATAACGATATTGTTTACTTAGACGTATCTGTACACCTACAAGATCTTGAACGTGCTATTTATACCGGCATTATTAACAATCAAAAGTGTATCTATGATTGTAACAATGAACGTAATATATATTTACCTTCGCCACAAACAGCGGGTACTGAAGCGCAGAAATCAGAGTACGCTAAACAGGCTGCTAGACAATTAGTAAGTAACCAATTAAATTAATTATATATGAATGTAAATCTAATCGAGAAATTAGAGGTTGACAGTAGTGCTATTTCAGAAGTGTCTTACTATCCAAACGTAGAAAAATTGTTTGTTCTATTTAAGAACGGCAGAGAGTATGAGTACTTTAACGTGCCTAACCATGTAATGAATGGTTTACGTGAAGCGCCATCTAAAGGTAAATTCCTTAACAAATACGTTTTAGCTTTCTATCGATTCAAGAAAGCGTAGTGCTATACACAAAACAGCGAGCCACGGCGTGATTGCTCGTTAAAGCTAAACGAGAAGTGGCAAACCCATTTGAGACGAAGAACGCGCCTAAGCTAGCAGGTAACAAAGCGGGCAGGCATTCCTGGGAGCAAATGGTTAATGGGATCGGGGCGTCCCCGGTCGGTTCTTGCACACGCTGCGGCAGAATTAAAAGACACAGCAGCATGTTGATTATTTCGGGATTACGTAAACATTGTCCAAGCAGTGATGGTTGGTTGTAATCGAAACGCAAATAAAGTAGTAACCGGCTTGCGGATCAACTAAGAACTAGCGCTGGGCAAGCGGCCGACGGGTTAAGGGGGTTCGAATCCCCCTCTAGTTCCAACAAGGTTAAACATTGAATACCTTTGTAAACAAAAAGCCTGCCTTAATGAGGTCTGCGTTAAAAGACTTGGCTATAGTAGTCTGTTTACATAAAGATACTATCAGTAATGGTAGATGTGTTGTTCCCTTGAGAAAGGAATAGAGTTTGGTAGGTGGGAAAATTAAAGACTACTTGTAGGGTAAGTTTAATCTCCACACAACACAAATGAGTTCTCAGCAAGTAGTTAAATTAATAAAGTCCGTTACTATAGTAGCAATACAAGATTAGTCAGTAACTTTGAAAAATTTAATTATAAGTCAGGTAGCTGAATGGAAGCACCGCACTGATAAAGCGGATAAGGTTCGAGTCCTTACCTGACTACTAAATTAAACATTATGAGTAGAACAATTAAAAAAGCAAAAAAAGTGGTAGCCAAGTATTGCAGAAATAATGGCGGATGCCCAGTATGTGAAGGTAATCGTTTACATAAGCACAATAAAAAATTAATTGCTTACGGTCTAAACACGATTAAATAATGATAATATAATTGTAAAACAACAACTATGAAACAATTAACAGACGATCAATTAATAGAGGTAAACAATAATCTAGACAATTACTTTGCGTTAGCCACTGACCGAGACATTGACAATGGTATCGCATGGTATAAGCAAGCGCATTATATTTGTAAGGATCTAGCTAAGCAATACAATACTACAACGGAAGTTGTTGCAAGTATTATTAGTGCATTGTCACCACGAAACAAATGGCCCCAAAACATCAAAGATACCGTAACGGTATTAGGTGCTATACACGAAAATCGTTCGCCTGATGATGTTAAAGTTTGTACGTTCCATAAAAATAAGCGCAAAGCGTTCTTATTAGGTAAAAAACAAGCTAAAATAACTGATGATAGCTTAAAAACATTTAACTTTGTAAAAAACATTGCCCACTTAGATGAAAGCAACGTTACAATTGACGTGTGGCATTTGCGTGCATGCTTTGGTAAAACAATTAAAAGTTCTCCGGGTAGACGTGCATACGATCAAATTAGATTATTAACCATAGCCAAAGCAGAAGCTAAAGGCTTAAAAGGTTTTGAGTATCAAGCAATTATATGGAATTCAGTAAAAAACAATTTTTAATATGGACGCGGACAATAAAGCAAGAGAGTTAATGTTATTATATTATAGACTAATACCTATGTGCACCGTTAGTTTTTCAAGACAATGCGCTCTAATAGCAGTTAATGAGATGATTAATATGTGTAAATTATATCATAATCATAATGTGGTAATTGATACTAAAATATACACAGATTTGACTATTGAATATTGGGAAGAAGTAAAACAAGAAATAGAGCAACTATGACAGACAGAATAAAAACAGCAGCAAGAGAAAGAATAGAGTCAAGCTTATTTGTGGCTAATTTAGACGTTAAAAACACCGATTTGTATTGGAAACTTGATCCAGATCGCCAAGTACAATTAAATGAATTAGATAAATTCAATGCCGAGGTATACAGTTATATATTAAGTTTAATAGAAAAAGATAATAAATTATGACAGCAGTAGAGTGGTTGTATAAAAACCTATTAGATAATCCAATATCAAATGAAGATGTTGAGTATAATGAAGCAGTATTTCATAATGCTAAAGAAATGGAAAAGCAACAGATAAGTAAAGCATATTTTTCTGGTTGGGATGAAGAATTAGATAGAAGTGGAGAAGAATATTACAACGAAAAATTTAATAAATAAAATTATGAAACAAACAAAAGATTTTTTAGATCAAATAATGGAATACGAATCCGGCGAACTAAACGACAAAGGAATAATTGAAATGTATTCTGAAATGGTAAAAACTGGTGTTGCATGGAAGTTGCAAGGATCCTACGGTCGTACTGCAGAGGCATTTATTTTTCATGAAGTGTTAGACACAGAAGGTAACATATTAATAGACTTAGACCAATATGCCTGATATTTCTATGTGCTCTAATGCACTATGCCCATCGAAAGAATATTGTCATAGGTTTACCGCAACACCTAGTAAGTTCATGCAATCTTATGCGGATTTTTCCCCGGAAGAAGATGAAGTAAACTGTTCTCATTTTTGGCCTAACTCTAAAGATTCTACTAAGTGTAAATTAGGAGGAGTTAAACGCGACGGAGAAATATGCAATCTAGATTATTGCACATACCCTAAATGCGTTCAAGAAGATTATTGTAAGTATTGCCATCAAACAGATGGTGTTCATAAAATGGGTTGTGAAACACGCAAAATAACTATACTATTATGAAAAACATACACGTATTACCAACAGATAAACCAAGTAGGTTATTTAAATGTAGATTTAAAGGACGTTTTATACTTGACCCATTTACTGATTTAGAAGGTTGTTTTGAAGAAGGGTTTGACCCCCAAAACACCTACATCACTAATTCAGAAGAAATTAAAGAAGGAGATTACTTTTGGAAACCAGATTGTAATATGATTTTCAAGGCAGAATATACACCACATAAAGGTTGTCAAAAAGTTATCCTAACAACAGACCAGGACCTAATCAAAGATGGTGTACAATCTATTGATGATGAGTTCTTAGAATGGTTTGTAAAGAATCCAAGTTGTGAGGAGGTTGAAATTTTTAAATTTAAAACAAGACTTCGTGATGAATGGAGATTTGAATACAAAATCATCATTCCAAAAGAAGAACCTAAACAAAGACTTGAAAAATACTCTGAAAGATTTGACAATGATGATTCTCCAATAGGTAATCCTGAAACTTGGGGTAAAAGAATGGTTGATGATACTCCTAAAAAAGAAACACTTGAAGAAGTATTATTGAAAAAAGCAGATGTTGACAATAGAATTGATTTAAACGCCTATGCTAATGGGCTTAATGATGGTGCTAAATGGCAACAAGAAAGAAGTTATAGTGAGGAAGATATGATAGCATTTGGAGAGTTTATATTTAAACATAGTTTATTAGCACATTCCAAAGGAGTTAAAAATTTATTTGAACAATTTAAAAAGAAATAAGTCTTACAGCATTAACACGATAGCCTTGTGATAATATAAACATATAATAACGTAGTTTAAAAAATCCGAAGGAAAAAACAATTAGTAGAGTGTTGCCTTAAAAGTGTGACGTTAGGTCCTTAATATAATAAAATAGCAAGCTAATGTCATACAGAGAACGTAACCTAGAATATTTAAACAAAAGACGAGTGATATACCGACGAGCACCGATTAATGATAAACCAACTGCTGAATTTGAATGGGGTAACTTCTACGAAGATGGTACAACAGAATGTTATGAGCTATTTAGAAGCAAGGCTAAAATACCAACATATAAAGCATTGAAATGGCATTTGTATGTTATATGGTATCTTAATCAAAACATGGACCAGAATGAGTTTGAAACAACTGTGCGGCATATATGTAATAAAGATAATGGTTTTGTAACATTCAATGTTAGTGAGCAATTACTACAGAGCATGATGTACGATGTATCTTTACAAGATCTTGAATCACCTCCTCATAATAAATCTAGGAAGATTATATTTAAGGACAATAGCGGTTTAAGTCTTACTGAGAAGTTATCTATAGTAGGGCAGATGATTGGTAAAACTAAGAAAGTTACTGAGTCAGATATTTACGATGCCATGCTATACACAAATGATCTTGGTAAAAAAATAACTATTAAAGCCCTTGCTGAACACTTTGATTGTACCACAAGAACAATACATCGCAACATGAGTAATGAACTAAAAAAAGAAAAAGAAATCCTAAACCAAAATTTATGACACTAAAAGAACTTAAAGCCATTAAAGAATTTGTTGAATGGATTGATATAAATTATTTTTCATACGATAAACTTGAAAAAGATACTTTACTAAAAAAACTATTAGATATATATATAGATAAAAAAACCATAATCAAAAATTTATGAAAAGTTACAATCTACCCAATTACATAAGGTACAAAGAAGACGTTAAAGAATCAAATAAAGATAGTGTATCAAATGACTTTCGTTCATATTCTAGAGATAAGCTAATTGTTAAATTCCTGCCGTTAGTCGAGAATATTGCTAGAAAGTTTTCTACTACTACACAAGCATGTGGGGTTCTAGATATTACAGATCTTACACAATATGGCTCAATAGGTCTTGTTCAAGCAATTGATAAAATAGAATGGGATACAATTAAAGACAGTGATAATCAAGAATCAACATTAAAATCATTCCTATCTAAAAGAATTAAAGGCGCTATTAGACGAGCAATAGACATTAACAGGGGTAGTATACGTATTCCAGAGTATAAGTTAACTGAGATGCGTAAAGATCCTGATAATACTAAAATGGTAGAAATGTTCTTTAATAGCGTATTTCAAAGTTTAGATGTAGATTTTGATAGTTCCGATACTAACTTCTTTGATGGAACAACTTATTTTGAGAGCAATATTTTTGAAGATAAATCTAAAGAGTACAATATAGATATTATGAATGCTTATTTATTAAGTTTGTTTCAGAAATATTTAACAGTTACAGAATCCGATGTGTTACGATTAAGTTACGGATTAGATTGTGGCAAACATTCCGCAAATGAAATAGCAGACTATCTAGGTCTTGAAGGAGCAAGCTCTTATGTTAGAATTTCAGAGATAAAAAAGCAAGCAATACAAACATTAATCAATAGTGTAGACCCCTCTCAAGTCTTTGATTACCTATAGGTTAAAATAAAAAATGTCAACTAAAAGGAACTAAATAGTTGACAAAACACGTAATTATATTAATATATAAACTAAACAATTAAATCAAATTATATGGAAAAAAAAGAAGTAATTAAAGAACCAACGTTAAATGAAAAGTTAGCTCTTATTCAAGTAGAAATGAAGGCTAAGAAAAGTAGATTTAATAGTTTTGGTAAGTACAATTTTAGATCGGCAGAAGATCTACTAGAAGCTGTTAAGCCTTACTTAACAAAATATAATGTATCAGTAGTTGTTACAGAAGAACTAATTGAATCAAATCAATTATTCCCTATAATGCGTAGTATTGCTACAATATCGGATGCGTCTGGTGCTATACACGCTACTGCAATCGTCGGCGTTGACCTTGATCAAAAAGGTATGCAAATGCCACAGAAGTTTGGATCAGCATCAAGTTATGGTAAAAAGTATGCATTAGGTAATCTATTCTTAATCGATGATACTCAAGATGCGGATCATGGTAAAGCAGAACCTGTTGCTAAAGCTCAATTAACGCCAAACGACGCAGCCTTTGATAAAGCAATGCAATTTGTAGTAAACGGTGGTAAACTTGATACAATTAAAGCTAAGTACGAATTATCTCCAGAAGCTGAAGTAATACTAGCTAAACTCTAATATGACTAAAGAAGAAATAATAGAGAAGTTAAAAAATGATGAGCATTATTATGGCGAGTTTGGTAAAAACTTTTTAAGTAACTCAAATATATCTGCGTTGCTTACTAATCCAGCATTAATGAATGCTCCTCAAGATCCTAATCCTAATTTTGTAATTGGCGGTTATTTCCACACCGCCATTCTTGAACCTGATAAACTACACAAGTACAAAATTATTAAAGCATCCACTAGAAATACTAATATATATAAAGAAGCATCTGGAGGTGAAATATGTCTGCTGCAACACGAAGCTGACCGAATTGAACTAATGAAAGATACGATGCTCGCCAATAATATATGCAAAGATCTTATCCGCGGTTTTAATGTAGACTATGAAGTTCCTGGCATTGTAGAATTATTTGGTACAATGTGGAAAGGCAAAGCAGATATATTAAACCACGACGAAGGATTGATTGTAGATCTTAAAACAACATCTAACATTGCGGACTTTGCTTATTCAGCTAAGAAATACAATTATGATAGTCAAGCATATATTTATAAGAAGTTGTTTGGATATGATATGATTTTTATGGCAATAGATAAAGGAACGCATCAGATAGGTATATTTGATTGTTCAGATAAATTTTTACAAACAGGCGAAGACAAAGTTATGCGAGCAGTTGAAGCATACGATTTATTTTATAAAACAGAGGATTTTGATCCTCAACAATTTCTAATTACTAAAACCCTTAACTAAAACAAAAAACGAGAATTATGGCAAGTATTTTAAAAATGAGTATTAATTTGAATGAGATTCCAAAGCACAAAATCATTGACGGAAAGAAGGGAAAATACCTGCCCATCACCGTTACAATCAATGATGAAGTGGATCAGTTTGGAAATCAAGGACCAGTGATGGTTGAACAATCTAAAGAAGAGAGAGATGGAAAAGCAGCAAAAGTATACCTTGGAAATGTTAAAGTGGTATGGACGAACGGCGCTAATGTTGATGTTGCACCCCGAACTGATTCAGGTCAACAAGCACAAGCTCCTGCACAACGGGCACCGGCTCCGATCGATGATCTCCCGTTCTAAAATATAATACAGAACAAAGTCTAGACAACGAAAGCAGGATTTAGTTTGGACAGTATTATAAAGGGTGCTTGTAACTATTCTAATAATAGATTATATGTCGTACAAGCTAAGTACTATTTGTGAAGCCCCGTCAACACTGGCTAGACGTAAACATTGCCATAGAATATAGGTCGTTAGCCGGCACTACTCGAGAAGTTACAAATAAGAATCGGCTTTAATATAGTGTGGTTGCAAGCCTTCGGTCCCAACTGCCTTATAACACCTTAGTTAGTTAGACCCCATTTATTGGGGTCTTTCTATCTAGAATTAGTAATGATCTTACAATCAAAACACGATTGTATATTGATAATATATATGTAACAATCAAATTATTATGGAAACAAAAAATTGCAGTATATGCAAAGAATTAAAACCTTTAAAAAATTATGCTAAAAATAGAGATAAAAAAGGTAATCAATTTCATAGAGCAATGTGCAATACTTGCCGTAATAGTAGAATGAAAACAGGTTATTATTATGTTTATTATTTACCAAATGAAAATTATTGCGGAATTACGGATTATTTAGAAAAACGTATAAGTATTCATAAAAATAACGGTAAAAATGTAGATAATTATAGATTATTATATTGTTCTGCTAATAAAAAAGAGGCAGCATATCATGAGATATTATTTCAATCTGTTTTAGCGATGGAAGGATTGCCAATGACTATGTTTAGAAACTAATTAAATTAAATAATATATGACCGTACAAACAAGCGAAATTAATGGTTTCTTAATAGATACATTTAATATTCACAAATTAGATGAAGGCAAGACTAGTGGCATATGCCCAATCTGTTCTCCTGATAGAAAACCTAAGAATGAAAAAGCAAAGTGTGCATCTTATGATTGGGATCGCGGTATAGGTACATGCCATAACTGTAACAAGACATTTCAGTTGCATACGTACCAACGCAAAGGAGCAAGTGAAAAAATATATACAAGACCAACATCAACATTAGTTCCTGCAACTTCAAAAGTTGTTGAATGGTTTAACAATAGAGGAATATCAGAACAAACATTAACAGACTTACAAGTTACAGAAGGTCCTGAGTTTATGCCTCAGACTGGAAAAACAGAAAACGCAATACACTTTAATTATTTCATTGGCGATCAACTTATAAACGTAAAATACAGAGATGGACACAAACACTTTAAATTATTCAAAGGAGCTGAAAAAGTATTTTATAATATTAATAGTATTGTTGGTTTTGAATATTGCGTTATTGTTGAGGGAGAAATGGATGTGCTTGCATTGCATGAAGCCGGTATCACAAACGCAATCTCAGTACCAAATGGAGCCACGTTAGGCACAAACAATTTAGAATATCTAGATAACTGTATTGATTACTTTGATGACAAAACAAAGATCATTATTGCTGTTGATTCAGATGCAGCAGGTCAAGCATTGCAAACTGAGTTAGTTAGAAGATTAGGATCAGAAACATGTTACATTGCAACCTTTGATGATTGCAAAGATGCAAACGAATATTTAATTAAGTATGGTAAAGAAGCATTATCTCAAAGAATATCAAGATCAAAACCCGTGCCGCTTGAAAACGTTACTACGTTTAGGGACATTGAAGATGAAGTTACAGACTTTGTTAGAAATGGTTTCAAACCCGGTTTCCAAATTGGCTTGTCTAATTTTGATGATATTTTTTCTACGTACACTGGTCAATTCATTACTGTTACCGGTATACCATCTTCTGGTAAATCTGATTTTGTAGATCAAATGGTTATTGGATACAATGAAAAGTATGGCTGGAAAACAGCGTATGCATCACCTGAAAATCACCCAACATATTTGCATGCTCACAAGTTAATGCGTAAAACATGGCAAGGTATGCCCGGCGTTGAAGATATTAAAACTGAAAAGTGGAATCAAGTTGCCGATCATGTTAATGATAACTATTTCTTTATCGACATGGAACGTTATACATTAGAATCTGTACTACGTAAAGGCGCAGAGCTAGTTAAACGTAAAGGAATTAAATGCTTAGTTATTGATCCATTTAACAAGGTAAGATCTAACGATGCATCCGGTGATGTTAATGTTTATACATTAGAATACTTAAGTCAAATAGAAATCTTTGCTAAAAAATACGATGTGCTCGTAATGGTTGTTGCGCACCCTACTAAAATGTATAAAGACAGTAGCGGTAAGATTGAAGAACCTACAATGTATAATATTAAAGGCGGTGGCGAATGGTATGATGCATCTTATCATGGTTTATTAGTACACAGAGACTATGAAAACAAAACTGTTAAAGTTAAAGTATTAAAGTGTAAGTTTCAACAGCTTGGTGAAAACGGAGCGGAAGCGCATTTTAATTGGGATCCTAAATCAGGCTGTTTTATCCCACATTATCCAGCAGTCAATAGCGACGACAAGTTACCGTGGGAATAATTAATATGTATATAATAAAATTATTTTAAATTATAAATAACTGGCAATTAGGTGTTAATAAAATAAAAGCTTACAGTAACCGTAAGTTTCTGTGTAAAGGTGTAATAATATAAATATAACAAAATGGAAATAGATATGAACATAACGAGTTGGTCTGACAAAGATCTTGAATCATTATGTATTCCAGAAAATCATAAGATTACTTTTGATGGATTTGAATACTGGTGGTTACACAAAATACACGGGAACAAATGGGAACTGCATTGCATTGAAGGATTTGATAACTGGAAGAAGCCTTATAGCTGGCTCAATGAATGGCTCTACAAGTGGAGTAGGGAATTAGCTGACAGAAAAATAAAGTCTTCTAATTTGTATCTTAATAAAATGAAAGAATCTTTAGAATCTACAAAACAAGTTATGCAAATAAGTAACAATAAAAGATTAAAGACTAAAGATAAAATTAAGATGATACAAGAATTATTACCAGAAGAATCAATAACTTTTATAGCAAATGTACTTAATGTAAGTAGACAAGCTATTCATAGACATTTATAATTATGATAAATAGAAAATGCAAAATTTGCAATATTACAAAAAATTTAATTGAATTCAATAAAGCTGCAAAAGAAAAGGAAGGGCATAGATTTACATGTAAAGCATGCTGTAAAATTGATTCCGCAAGAAGGTTTAAATTAAAAAGATTGGATTATTATTTATTATATTATATACCTTCACACCATTACATAGGGATTACCAATGAACCTGAATCAAGATTTAATTATCATAAAAGAACTGGAAAAGAAATAGAGGACATTAAAATACTTTACACATGCGAATCAAGAAAAGAAATAAAATATATGGAAGCAATGTTCCAATCAGTATTAGCTATGGAGGGTTTATCTATGACATAAACCTTGGAGAGAATGGCGCTGAATGCCATTTTGTATGGGAGCCGGCTTCAGGCTGTTTTATTCCACACTTTCCAGCAGTCAGCAATAACGATAAAATGCCGTGGGAATAAATGGCAAGGCAGCCCCCAATAGATATGGGTAATTATATTTATTCTGCTAAAGAACAGTTAGCTTATTTATGGTGTGTTAGAAATAATATATACATATCGCCAAAAGCTTTAAGTTCAATTGAATGGTTTATATGCATCGTTATAAATGGTAAAGAAAATATAAGCCCTGAATCTTATAAGAAAACAGACATATGGAAACAAATATATAAATTTTATACATACTATTATGATAAATACAATAAAGAATTAAAAGAAGAGAAAATAACCGTTGTAAAAAAAGAACCATTACTTCGGCAGCAAACAACAAATAGCGCCGATAATTTAAAACTATTTTAATATGACAAAGTACGAAGCACAATACAAAGAATTACTTAACAAGTGCCTGAATTCCGATACACAAAGAGCGGATAGAACAGGTGTTGGCTGTAACTCAATATTCAATGCTAGTCTAAGTGTAAATCTTAATGATGGCTTTCCATTAATAACAGGTAGAAAAATGTTTCAAAAGACTTTTGATACAGAGTTTGAATGGTTTATAAATGGCGAAACAAACATTAAAAGATTCCAAGAAGCAGGCGTAAGGATATGGGATGCTTGGGCAGATGAGAATGGTGATCTTGGGCCTGTGTATGGGCATCAAATGCGCAATTTTAATGATCAAAATATAGATCAGATGCAAATAGTTATTAAACAATTAATTGATGATCCAGACAGCCGTAGACACATTATAAGTTTATGGAATCCTATTCAGTTAGATCAAATGCGATTGCCTCCATGTTATTTGTACTTTCAATTCTTTGTGGATAACAACAAACTTAATATGTTTGTGCTACAAAGATCAGGTGATATGTTTTTAGGTATACCTTATGACATGGCGTTGTTCTCTAAAATATTATTATACGTATCAAGCAAGGTTGATTTAAAAGCAAACAGAATAGACGTGCAGATAATTGATGCACACATTTACGCCAATCAACGCGATGCTATACATAAATATCTCGATCAAGAAACTTTTCAGTCTCCAGACTACATTTACGAAAACGGAGCATTAACCTTGATAAATTATAAACACGGCCCAGTAATTTCAGCAAAAGTGGCCATTTAATCTAAATTATGTATTTTATATATCACATTTTTGGTAAAAAGATAGGAGTTACGCGTAATCTTATTAATAGGGTTACTCGTGAGCAAGGCTATAAAGAAAACGAATATGAAGTTTTAGAAACTACGGACGATATAGACTATGCGTCATCACGTGAATTAGAACTTCAATCTATCTACGGTTACAAACAAGATAGACAATCTTATAAAAATTTAACTCAAAAACAAATAAATCAAATGGTATTAAATGTAACAGATCAAACAACAACCTTTCCTTGTCCTGTAAATAAACTTAAAGGTAATCTAATGGACAATAAAGGAATTAAAATTCAAACTAGTTTTGGGACATATGTTCTAACTGACGATCTAGTTGAGTGGGTAGTTAAAAATGCTAATACTTCCATGTTCAACCCAAGTAGATCTTATGTGTATAATAAAGCAATGGATGAGTTTACAAAGTCTTTAGGTAAAAGATCAATGGCTACTGATTATTATAATCAACCAGAATCTGTTGTTGCTGAAAATCCTAACACATATGATCTAATTAGAAAATGGGCAGACGAGCGCGGTATATATAAATCTGGCGATACTAAAACACAATACATAAAGTTATTAGAAGAGTCTGGCGAATTAGCAAGAGCCATTCTTAAAAATGACAAAGCAGAGTTTATTGATGCTATTGGCGATATGGTTGTTGTATTAACTAATCTAGCCGCATTAGAAGGATTAAAAATTGAAGACTGCGTTACATCAGCTTATGATGTAATTAAGTCTAGACATGGCCAAATGGTTAACGGAACATTTCAAAAACAAACACTATAATATGAAACAAGAAATTGAATTTAGAGACCCTGTTGTCCAATCTGTAGTAAACAAATTTGTAGATCGTTCTGATGTTGGCTTTGCTAAGTATGGCAAAACATTACGCAATGATAACTCTGATGTATTTACATGGCTTAATCATTTACAAGAGGAGCTTATGGATGCTACATTGTATCTTCAACGTTTAAAAGAAGAAATATCTACGTTGCGTGAAGAAAAAGCATTGCTAAACGAAATAAATGATATTGATGTTATAGATGCTTTTGAAGTGCCTACTAAAAAAAAAGATAAGCCAATGAAGACTAATATTGGGCGTGGCAATCATTATGCCTTTAAAATAGACGATATGAATAGCACTCTTGCGGATGATTTTTTTAATTGGAAAACAAACGGATCAGGTACTTGGAAAGCAAATACAGGCACAGTTGATATAGATAGAATGAATATTTCAAACAGTTGAAAAAGATGTCCCGTAAGAAAGGCCCGGTTGTAGCTAAAAAAATAGTATATGATTCTATTGCTTTCGCCTCTGGGCTAGAAAAGTATATGTATATTGCTTTAAAGAATGCTAAAATAGATTTTAGATATGAAGGTAGAACGTACCAGTTATTAGATACATTCCAATTTAACAGCAGTTCTATTGAGCGGCAATCTAATGGTAAAGGCGATTTTGTGGATAGAGGGAATAAAAAAGTATTAGGTATTAAGTACACTCCTGATTTTGAAGGCGATGGGTGGACATGCGAAACAAAAGGAAGAGCTAATGAGAGCTTCCCTCTTAGATATAAGTTATTTAAAGATTGGATACGTAAAAACGACCCAGGTAGGCTACTGTTGAAACCACAGTCACACACGGATTGCGATAAAGCAGTTGAGATAATAAAAAAACATCTTGAAAAACTTAAATACAATAAACTATAAACCGCAGAGTCAGCGTGATTGTGACTTAACAATTGAATTAATCCTAAAAAACAGAAACAAATGACAAAAAAGAAATTACCACCAGTTAACATTCCAGAAGAACCAGAATTTCAAGACGAAAAGTATTGGAGTGTATCTATAGGATTTTACCCGGGTATATTGTTTGGTATGAGAACTTATGAGGAACCAACTTATTCAACACATGTGCTTTACTTACCGTTTATTGACATTGCATTAGAGATAGACAAATAAATTTAAACTTAAAACAAAAACTATGATTAAAAAGATTTTATTATTATTGTTAGAATATACTAGCGAAAATGTTATTGGAACCACAGGGAAGAAAGCTGTTGTTAGCGGAATTTATAGAAGTGGTGATCAATACATTCCTCTTTCAAAAAGAGAAACATTCCCGCCATCATCTGATAAAGGAGCGGTTTGGAAATTAGTAGTAAGCGTATAAACAATATAAAAACAAAACAATGGATTTAGACAAAGACATTCTCAGTTCTATAACTATCTACACTAAGTATGCAAAATACCTGCCGAATAAAGAAAGAAGAGAAACCTGGGATGAATTAGTTACTAGAAATATGGAAATGCATATTGCTAAGTTCCCGAAAATGAAAGAACCAATTGAGCAAATTTATAAGGATTTCGTGTTTACTAAAAAAGTTTTACCATCAATGCGTAGTTTGCAATTTGGTGGTAAAGCTATCGAGCTTAATAATGCTCGCGTTTACAACTGTGCTTTTTTACCTATCGATAGTATTCATAGTTTTTCTGAGACTATGTTTCTATTGCTTGGCGGTACCGGAGTCGGCTATTCGGTACAGAATCACCAAATTGAAAAGCTCCCGGAAATTAGAAAGCCAAATTACGATCGTAAGAAAAGATATGTAGTTCAGGATAGTATTATCGGTTGGGCTGATGCAGTTAAGGTATTATTCAAATCATATACGGGAGCATTGACATCTCATATAGAGTTTGACTTTTCTGACATCAGACATAAGGGGGCATTGTTAGTAACCGCAGGAGGTAAAGCACCAGGGCCTGAACCATTAAGATTAACCTTAGTTAAGATTGAAGCTATTCTTAGAGAAAAAGCAGATAGATCAAAGCTCACGGATATTGAGTGCCACGATATTCAGTGTCACATTGCTGATGCTGTTTTAGCTGGAGGCATTAGACGTGCTGCAATGATTAGTTTGTTTGATCTTGATTCCGATGCAATGTTGAATTGCAAGGCTGGTAATTGGTGGGAAAACAATCCGCAAAGAGGTAGATCAAATAACTCAGTTGTTTTGCTGCGTCATAAGATTGATAAGAAAACATTTGATAAAGTATGGGAGCGTATTGAAGCATCTGGATCAGGAGAACCTGGTATATACTTAACTAATGATAAGGACTGGGGAACTAATCCTTGTTGTGAGATCGCATTAAGACCATATCAGTTTTGTAATCTTACAGAGATTAATATGGCGGACATCGAAAGTCAAGAAGAATTCAACGCGAGAGCATCAGCCGCGGCGTTCTTAGGAACATTACAGGCGTCGTATTCAGACTTTCATTATCTTCGTGATATATGGAGAAAGAATACAGAAAAAGACGCATTGCTTGGCGTATCAATGACGGGTATCGCCTCTAAATCTAACTTAAAATTAAACTATGAAGAAGCCGCTCAAGTTGTTAAAGAAACTAATAATGTTATTTCTGCTGCCCTTAATATTAACAGGGCTGCTCGTACTACTGCTGTTAAACCTGCTGGAACTACTTCTTTGGTGCTCGGCACTAGCAGTGGGATTCATGCTTGGCATAACGACTATTACATCCGTAGAATGCGATTGGGCAAGAATGAAGCAATCTATTCTTATTTAGCCATACATCATCCAGAACTGATCGAAGATGAATATTTTAATCCAACATTACAAGCAGTCGTTTCTGTGCCTCAGAAGGCTCCTAATGGAGCTATAACACGACATGAGTCTACATTAGATTTGTTGGAACGTGTTAAATTGATTTCTAAGGATTGGGTTAAGACAGGTCATGATAAAGGAAACAATACACATAATGTTTCTTGTACAGTTTCCGTTAGAGATGATGAGTGGAAAATTGTTGGTGAGTGGATGTGGGCAAACAAAGAATACTACAACGGTTTGTCTGTATTACCTTATCACGGTGGAACTTATAAACAAACGCCATTTGAGGATTGTACTAAAGAAGTATACGAAGAAATGATGCTAACCTTAAAAGACGTTGATTTGTCTAAAGTAATTGAAATACAAGACAATACAAACTTCGGTGATTCTGCTGCTTGCGGCGGAGGTAACTGCGAAATAACTTAATCAATATGAAACAAAAATTTTTAATATTATTTTTATTATTTGCTACTAAATTAATCTCACAAGAATATTATTATAATGAAATTTATTTAAGAGATTACTTTGGCAAATTTAATATTGTAAGTAAAGATGGTTGTTTTGAAATAAAGAATGATAGTGTATATTTATTTGAACAGAAATTAAAGGTACGCGCTAAGAACATGATCCTCGATAAAAAGAAGATGCTTACTGGCCACATATATACCTGCTCGGATAATATACATTATTATACTTTATTCTTAACAATAGCAGATGAATTGTATTTTTATACAAATAATAAAAAAATGATAAAGTTTAAATTAAAAAAAAAGCAATGCTCGTTATAACTAAGAAAAGCATGAGCGTATTCGTATGATATATATAAAAGACGATTTTTTAGACACAAATTTAATTGAATTATTAAATACCAATAAGGAAGAATTCCAGGAAGTAAAAACTCCTGGAAAATCCTTCTGGGTTAAAAGACTTCCTTCGCCAATCATGCATATTATAAAGTTTGAGATTGAAGATCTGGAAGGCAATAGAATAGAACCTATATTAGGTTTTATGCGTGAAGCTAAACAAGGCCAAGATCAAGATTGGAGAATACATAATGATTCAATAATAGAAGGACAACAACCAGATAGAGCGTGCGTATTATTTGTTTCGGAGTGTAAGCAAGACGGTTTAAACGGAACTGCTTTCTGGGAACATAAAAAGCACGGGCATAAATTAGAGAATATTAGTGTTGAAGAACAAAATAGATTATTAAACGAGGATGCTAATGATCTTGATCTATGGGACTTAAAATCTATTATAGGCCATAAAAAGAATAGATTAATATCTTACCCATGTAATTACTTCCATAGTAAGTATCCTAACGAATTCACAGACAGTAGAATAGTATTTGTAATGTTTTATAAAATAAAAAAATGAAAGAACAAACCTTAGTTGAAATGAAAAACAAAGTAGACGCCTTAATTAGGCTTTTACAACAAGTAATGAGTGAACAACAACATTTAACCACACTCGCTGCAGGCACATTAGAAGTAATCAAGTTAATGCCTGGTTACGAAGACGCGATTAAAGCTATGACAAAGCAAGTTGAAAAAGAAGAAACCTCGGTTCCTGAACCTTAGTGGTGATTATTTAGAGTTTAATTTACTATAATAAAAAAAGGGGATTCACTAATGTGGTCCCCTTCCTTTTTACGGAACTATAGGTATGTTGCCTATTACTATCTGTTCTCGTTTAATTGTCTTTCCATTAATATTCTTTTCTTTCTTTTCTCTCTTTTCTCTATAAGCTTTTTTCTTTTGTATTCTCTTCGCTCATAGGTTGACAAGCCTTTGATACTATCTTCCAGTTTTTCTTTATTCTCTTTTCTAGTTTTTATTGCTTTAAGCACCCCTTCTTCTTTACGCTTTTCTTTAGCGCCGGCTTTTATAAGCAAGTCTCCTTTAGGGCCTTCAATTCCAACTGTCCAAGGCGAATAACCAAGTCCTGTAGCTAATCTTTGTACTGCAGTATTTTCTGCATTAAATGCTTGCGAAAGATTCTCTACCTTATTTACTAATCTATCCATAGGAAAATTAGCACCAACCTCAACAAGTTTTCCGGATACAGAATACATAGGGCCTAAGTGAACTCTGCCGTCTTGCATTACTCCCCAACCTCTTGCTTCTATTAAGTCTTTATCATATTTAGTTTGTTGTAATGAACTATATATTTTTCTTAATTTAGATCCAATTGGAGGAGACATATTTGCTGCCTCAAGAACAACCTTAGCATATTCAGCTTTTTGTTTCTTTTCTTTTTCTTCTAGGTATTTAATAACTGTATTCTTTAATGTAGCTATTACACCACCAACAAATCCAGTGCCTCTAAGTATACTGTCGAATACTCCATTTCCAACATCAATAGCGGCTTCTTGTCTTGTTTTTTTCTTTTTATCTTTTTTCTCTTCTTCTTCGTCATCATCAAATAAAACAGCAAACAAACCTTGTTGTAACGTGGAGAACATTATGTTTTGCACTGCTAGATAATAAACTATTTTAGATATATTAGTTTTATCATCGCCTCTTCTATTCTTAAGATCCAAGGCGGCTTTTTTAACGATTCGGGATTGCTGCATTGTAAAGTTTTGGAATACTAATAAAAGTCTACCAGCGCCGCTCGATTGTTGTTTTGATATATCCTTTGGATCACCTGATTGTTGTGTTTCATCTGACACCTTTGAGAATTCTTCCCACGCTTTTGATTCCGCCTCGTCTTCTGTAAGTCCTTCTTTCAAATAAGTATTAATTCTATTTCTATAGAACGGCGCTCCCCCCATTGCAATAGCAAAACTATCCGCAAGTTGTGTTGGTGTATAACCTATTTTTAATAAATACGAGGTCACTGCAACAGCTTTGTTTTTACTACTAGCCGCTGCATTTGCAATCTCGGCAGAAGCAACATCCTCCCTTAATCCACCACGTCTTTCTTTTAGTTTGTCAGAATTCCATATACGAGCAAAATCTTTCCAGTATTGTGGTTGGTTCAAAAACGCTTTACCAGCATTGAATGGATTATTATCTCTCCAGTTCAGGAAGTTAACAGCTCCTAACATTTGTAATGCAGCAGAACGAGTGTTCAAGAACATGATTGCTCCTGTAGATCCATTTACCCAACTACTCCACGCAGCTGTTTCTTTATCACCTCCGTAGCTTCTGTTTTTACCATTGATCATTCTATATATAGAATCTTCCAATGCTTCTCTAACGTTTGTTCCGTAAACAGCTTCAACTTTATTCATATTAGGTCCAACTAATCTGCCGTTATCAAATTTACCAAATATGTTTTCGGTATTTTCAATAAACTCCCCTAAGAATTTTTTTCTACCAGAGCCTTCTGTGATATTATATAGGTCTGAAATAATAGTTGTAGCATCCCAGAAATCATCTGGTGGTAACCAACCTTTTTCTTGTCTACCCATTACTATTAATCCGTCTTTAAAAGCAGCAAGTTCCGGATCATTGTTGACTAGATCAGATAAATACGTTATATCTCTTTGAGATAAACCAGGTATTTCTGTGTCAAACTGATTCCATATTGCAACACGCATAGCCTGATCATATGTAAAGTCTTTGTTTGGCGTTAGCTTTTCAAGTTCTTTCTTAACGTCGGGGAATGCTTTTAATAATTCTTTGTAGTTTCTTTTTATAGACTGTCTTGCAGCATCCATTAAATCAACACCGTTTATATAAGGTATTATCAATGCTTCCTCAAAGAATTGTTTTTGTTCCTCGCCTTTCGGGCCTTTACCCATAAATTTGTAAAGCAATAATTCAAAGTCTGCAGCAGATGGCGGCACATAAAAATCAAATTTGTTTTTGTTAGCTCCTCTTCTTTTAGCAGTTATATCAGAAAACACTTTGTAATCTTCCATGCCAGTATTCTCTTCAATGATTTTATTGAAGTCGTCAGACATAGTTTTACTAAACTTGATTCTAGCTTGCTGTATTTTTGATTTAACGTCTAATACGTCTAATGCATCTTGTACCGCTTTAACATTCTGCGGGGCGTCATCAGCAAAGTAAAAATCATTATACCCATTGGCTGCTTTATCAACTATCCAGTCTGCTTTAGCTTGAGCTGCACTATTACCTAATCCTGTTATGTTCTCTAATGGTATATCAATACCTATTGAGGATAAGAACTCATGGATTGGACCTGCAGAGTTTGCCGGGCGAGCTGTTAATATAAAGAAATTTTCAGGACCAAACTTGCCAATCATCTTTTTCATTTTCTCAACCATTGGCCCAGGTTTGCCATTAACTACTTTGCTAAATTCAGAGAAATCAAACACAGCTCCTTCGGCGCTTAGTTTACCACCTTCTTTAGCAAATTCTTCAGCATTTAATTTACCGTTGGTTCCATCAGGCATTGTGTATAGCACGTTACTTTTAGTCAACCCAACCGTATCATCAAAATCAAAAACAGATATACCTTTTGGTGTTTTAGAATACTTAACGGTTAAAGAAGAATTAACAGCGTTTATATTCTTGCCGTTCTGAATATTTTCTTTAGATGTTACTCCTGATTTTGCTAATTTTACTAATGAATTAAATTTAGCTTTCGAGCCATATTCTTTTTCTAAACCTGTAACTTTATATCCTTTATCTATTAAGTCTTGTAAATATAAAACCGCTTTTGAATCATGCATTCTGTTTTTGCCTTCTTCATATTCGGGTAACATATCTTCTACGGCTTTAGGCACAAGATTCACTCTGGCTTTGTCTACAAATTCTCTAAATTCATTTTCTGTAATTTTACCGTCAAATAAATCTGTAACTTTTTCAACAATGCTTTGAACCGGAGGATTGTGCTCGAGCCTTGCCTCTTGCTTTTTATTCAACTCTAATACGCCAACCCCCGACTTTGATACTTTTCTAATCAAACCTCTTTGATCCCATCTTAAGAACGCTAGATAAGACTCAAAATCTTCTTTAGTTTGTTTATTGTCTTTAAAATATTTAACAACATCAATTAAATCATTCGTTGCTTTAATTGATTCTGTATCAATTTTATTTGTAAAATTTGACCAATCTGCTTTAATAAGTGTTGTGTCTGCCCATAAAGGAACTTTTTCTTCACCAAAATATATGGATTGGCCTTTTTTAGTGTCTTCTAATCTATAAGAATCTTCCCCTACTATACCTTCAAATTTGGAATAAGTTTTAATTATTGGTAATATTATGTTCTCAAACAATCCTTTGTTTGTAGTGAATTTTTTTAATCCTTTACCTATTGTCCAAGCTAAAGTTCTTAATGATCTACCGTCACTTGCAATCCAATTATTAATAGCTCCAATCTCATCTTCTATAGTTTCAGCATTGAATATGTCTTTACCTAGTTTATCTTGAGAAATCTCAAATCCTTTAATTAATTTTGCTGAAAATTTAATATTACCTCTTTCTGCTTGCTTTGCAAATTCGTTAACAACACTATCGTTTAAATAAGCCCCTAATCTTTCCTGATTTGTTTTAAATGCTTCAAATATTGGTCCTTTATCCTCAAAATCTTTATTAATAATATCAAACGCGGATTCTTCCGCAATTGCTTTTGCTAAAGATTCTTTTCTGCCCCTAATAGGGTTACCACTTGGCTCTAATATTTGAGAAAGATAATCAGCTTCAGAAACATTGTTAGCTACGCCAGGCAACCTCCTAACAAGTTCAGCTCCTGATGTTCTTCCCGCTAAATCTGTTGATGTAGTTTCTCTATCTATTTTTTTACCTACCCAGTCAGGGTAGTTAATCCATCTCCCATCAACTTGTTTTTGAACAGCCTGTGGAATACCGCCTTGGCCATCTTTCCCCATCAGCCAAGTTGTAGTCATGTTTTCCAATACATAACGCTTATTCTTTACCAACCATTTTTTTAATTGATCATCTTTCTTGCCTCCCATAATGGTTTTAAGATCAATATCTAATTGCCTACCAATCTCGTCTCTAATCTCAGCTATTATAGGTGTAACAGTACGATTTAAACTTATAGGCTCGTCTATTTTAGATTTCAATGTTCTTACAACAGTTAAGATCTTGTTTTGGGCCGCTTCTAGCGCTCCTGGCTCAAAAACATTTGCTTCTAATGCGTTTTTATATTTTGGTTTTTCTTTTACTTCTGAGACAGTTTCTTCAGCCATTAGACCTTTCTCTTCTGTTACATCTTTACTAAAAGCTTTATCCAATACTCTCCTTGAAGCCGCTATGGCTCTAACAGGCAAATATTTATTAATAAATGCAGCTAAAGGTATTCCACTATCGGGTTTATATTTAGTTATTAAATCTAAAATACCGCCGGAGCCTGTTTCAATCTCATCGGTTAATAATTCTCTATCAAAACCAGGAGCATCCATTCTCCTATTTACTAATTTTTTTGTGATAGGTTTAAATAAATCTATAATATCCTGAGCACCATTTACACCTTTATCATCATATATTTTTTGTACTTTGTCAGAAGATAATGATGATCTTTCATTTTTTATTATTTCTTTGTCTGCGTCTTCTTCTGAAACTTCCTTTTTAATTTCAACTACAGGCGCTGTTTTTTCTTTTTCAATTGCTTTTTTAATTTTGTTTTTTAAATTGTCAATTTGCTGATCAAAATCATCAGGATCATAATCAAATTCATTATCTTGAATATCTTTAAGTTGTTTCTTTAAAGTTTCAACTTGTGACAATGGCTGACTTTTCTTTACAGTAGTTTTAGTAGTAGTTCTAACCGGAGCGTTGCCTTTAGCAATAGACCCTTTATACGTTCCTTCTTTTGCTAATGCTTTAAATGCTTTTGTAAATTGTCCTTTCTCAAAGCTCTTATTATAGTCTCTAACAAAATTAAACACGTCTTTACCTGTATCAAATTTTACTTTACTTAATCCGTATTTTTGAAAGGCTTTACGCAGTATATCCCCTATCTTTGTAAAAAATGTTTCTTCGTATTTTATATCTCCCTTAGATAAAGACTCAGATAATAATGGTAATGTTTCTTCTAAATATTTGCCTTCCGCTTTTGACGTAGCCTCATCGGCTTCTGCGATAGCTTGAGCATATCTTTCCTGTGATATATTGCCTTTTTCAAAAAAGTCTTTTGCTTTTAATACTTTATTGTCTAATTCTGCTTTTGTATTTTCAAAATCTTTTTTATAGGTATCGTATCTATTTTTAAATTCCGTATTATTAAAAGCTTCCGTCCCAATATAACTTTCAATATGGTTATATAATTGAGACCCCATTTGCTTCTGCAATGATACATTGTCTTTAACCGCTTTGTATATAAGTTTATGTAAGAATTCATGCTGTCCTGTTGTAACAACTTGGTCCATACCAGCTGCTTCTTTATTTATTATCAATGCTTCTTTGCCATTATCTAACGGTATAAAAGCCCCATAAGAATCAGCTATATCCTCTATAGTGTTTTCATCTAATTTTGTATTGCTAGATAAATAATCAATAACGTCATTTGCGGTATTTAATTCAGGCATATCAATATCTTCGCCTAAACCTATAGCCTGTACAGCCTGTTTAGTGCGTTCTATATCTGCATTAAGGTCTTTAGTTCTTAATTCAGTATTGTAGATATTAACAGCCTCTCTTTTTATCTCATCCTCATTAAACTTTGTTTTAGGATCATCTGTTAATTCAGAATTTGCTACTAATGTTTCATTAGCTAATAATTTAATCCTGTCCTGTTCGGCTTCTGGTAATTTTTTAAAATCTTCGTATATGTAATTGCCTTCAATGATACTTGTTTTTCTATCTTGTATTTCTTTAGCCTGCAAAATTAATTCGCTCCCCATGGCTTTTTTAATATCAATAGGTAAATCAGTGTCGTCACTTAATTCTAAATATTTACTTTTTAAATCATCTAATCCAGAATTTAAAACATTAAGTTCTGTTTTTACACTTTCTGGTAAAGCGCTAATTTTTTCTAAACTACTACCGACAATTGCTTTATTTTCCGTAACAAGTCTATTAACTCGTGCGGAAATTATTTTTTTATCTGAATCCTTTATATAAGGATTAGACAATTGGATTGTAAGTGAATTTATTTCTTTGTTTACTTTTTTTACTTCATTATATTCTACGGCTTTCATATAGCCTTTAGCAGCGTATACAGGGACTGTATTTGTCCCGGCCATTCCTGTAGCTATAATACCTGCATTTGTTATTTGTCTGTAATCTAATTCCTTTCTAAGACCAGAATTCATGTCGTTTAGCTGATTACCTAATTCAACCCCTCCTTCTTCAGCCATTTCGCCTATAACACCAATCATAGGGCTTTTTTCAATTGCTTTTTCAAGGGTCCCCATTAATCCATTAGAAATAATTTTAGATCCAGCTTTTGCTCCTTTATCCGCAATTATTCTTTTTACAACTGCTCCCGACGCTCCAGTAAATAATTGGCCTAGGTATCCTTCCAAAGCTCCAGACACAATAGCATTTGTTGTTCTATCTTGCACATCCATTTCTGGATTTTCTATTTTTAATTGTTCAGCCTTTGATACCGCTGTTGAAGCCGCAATAGCAGTCATGGCTGTAGAACTACCTCCACTTAATATAGCTGCCGCCATCCACGGCGCTGATTGCACTGTTCCACCAGCAACTAATTTTGCAGCCCCTAAGTAATTACCGTTTTCTATTGCTGTTAACGGATCTGCTCCGTTTTTATCACTATATTCTTTTATTACTTTATTTGATTCATTTATTCTTTTTTGTAAAATTTCGGCAGGGATATTTTTAATGCCAAAAGTTTCCATTATGCGTTCGGAGGAAGCCTCTTTGACTTCTGTGCCTGTTGCTTTGCCAATTGCTTTAGCAATAGGATTTGTAATGGAAGCAGCTATATCGTAAGCAAATTCAGGTGCTTTATAAAAAGATTGCGTAATTGTAGAGACAGTAGAATCAAAACTTTCCTTAAGATAATTTACAAATCCTGAATCTTCTTCTTTTGCTTTTTTGCCATCAAGATCTAATACTTCATTTCGCAATCTAGTAACAGGTTGTTGCTTTTCTTTTTTTACTTTATCTTTTGCAACATCAATTGCTTTATATTCTTTGCCTTGGCTTACCTCCTTAAAATTAAAAGGCTTTAATTTGTTATCGATTTCTGCTCCAAAATCATTAACACCAGGTATTATAGCAATTTTTTTATTTTTAGCCTTATTAATCTCTGAAAAATCAGTAGTTTTCTTATTAGCTACTTTATATCCTTTGCTTTTAATGTAAGCCGGAAGTTTGTCTTTACCTCCGGCTGCATTAATTAAGTCCTGTTCTGTATATATTTTACCGTTTAATTCGTATTCTAGCATGTACGTTTATTTACTAATTATATTATAATCCTAAGTATGCTTTACCAGCTTCCGTTTTAGAACGTATTGAAGGAGAATCAATATCTTCAACCCAACCACCAGACGCTTTATCTTGTTTCACCCAACCCTTACCACTCCATACAATTCTTGTTTTACCATTACCTGCTTCAACGGGTCTAGTACTACGTGTGTCACTTAGTTTAGCTCTTTCTTTTGCTTCTTTTGCCGCTAATTGAGCTGCTTTAGCTTGTTGGTTAGCTGTTAATCCCCCAGTACCGCTACTTTTGCTAGAAGGCTTATTAAATATTTTAATGGATTCAGGATCTGTCTTGTAATATTTACCATCCATTTGTACAAGTTGAGACTTCTGAATTATATTAGCAATTTCATTTTCTTCCATTTTTCCAGCTAAAAGATTTACCTTTGTGGCAAGATCGTATTTAGCAAATTCTTTTGATTGATAATTAGTGCCAAATCCTAATTTTGCTAATATACCATCAGCAGTGTCCGGATCCTGAAACGAAGAAGCTATCAGTCCTTCCGCTTTTGCTTGTAACCCAGGTTTTAGCGATGCCTTCATGGCTTCCATATCAATAGGGGTTCTTTGATATTTTACAGTACCCTCTGATGCAGATAAACTAGCATTACCCTCTGAGTCCGCAAATTCAGTAGGCTGCATATATACAGGAGATATATCGTTGTTACCTTCTTTGCTATAAATGCCCATTGTAACCGGAACCTTGCCGTATTCTATCTCTGGTATTTTAGTATATAATTCCCCATCATAATCAGAATTAATATCCTTCTTAAAATTAATAGAGTATTGGTCATTGCTCCCTTTTATAATAAACCCCTTGCTAATGCCTTCGTTAATTTTTGCATTTACTTCATCCTTACTAACTCCTGGATTTGTATCTGTAAATGTTTTTATAAGGGTATTGTAATCGCCTACTTTTGTGGTAACATTCAATGTGATTTTTGAGGGATCGCCATTAGCATCGTAATCTAATTCTTTTGTAGTTTTATTATTGTCTGGATATGCCAATGCGTAGGTTGTAACCCTGTTTAAAGTTTGATCTAATATATTATCACCTTTAAATTTAATACTGCCTATATTGGTGTCATTAATATCTCCGATCTTAACGGCTTGAGCTTGTGAATATAAACCACCAGCCACTCTAACTAAATTTTCTTCTCCTTTAGCTACTTGTGAAGCATAAGCATTTTTCTTGTCTAGTTCTTCTTTACTTAAAACTTTTGTTTTAATATCTACATTGTTTTGGCCGTTTATCTCACTAGTATTAATAATAAATCCATTAACTAGATCCGCTCCATCAGCTCCTACTCCGGCCTTTGCTAAGCCATCATCAATTTTACCCATACGAGCTTGATACTTATATCTTTCCTCACTGCTGTATATTTGATTATTTATTGTTTGCTCTTTCTCTTCTCTAGCTTTTTTTTCTGCTTCTAATCTAGCTTCCCTTTCTTTTGCTTCTCTTTCTTTTGTGGCTGTTCTAAAGCTTTCCGTAAATGTTTGTCCAGCACTGCCAAGGGCTTGAGCCCAGATCATTGCTGAATCATCTTTTATTATAGTTGGATTATCGTATGCGCTCATATATTAATTTTTAAAGGGGGTTCCGTCGGGATTTACTTTTATTTCTGTTTTGCCAAATGTTTTACCCAAATCGCCTACTGCTGATGTAACCCCTTGAATCGCTCCCCCCCACGCTGTTGCTTGTGCGGCATTTGCTGAAGCTATATTTTGTTGCGCTTGAGCGTATTGTCCAGCAGCAGCACCTAAGTCTGCATTGGTTCTATCTTCTTGTGCCCCAAACATAAATTGTTTACCAGCAGCTTCAGCTCCTTGAACTCTTTGCCCTTCGCTTATTTTTATTGACTGTAATCTTTGTTGCTCTGCCATTTTCATTTGAGTGCGTTCCATTTCCCCTTGAGCACGCAGTTTTTCATTAGCCGCTTCTTGTTGTTCAATGCTTGCTGAAATACCTTTTTTACTTTGCAAAGCCGCTTGAGCTAATGCCGTTGCCCCGCCAGCACTTGCCCCGGTAGCTCTCAATGTATCCAATGTATTTGCTAGAGCCATATCCGCTTCCTCTGCTTGCATCTCTGCCGCCTGTGTAGCAACACCAAGATTAGCATATGGGTTAGTTATTGAACCAGATAAATCCTTAGCAAGCCCACTAAGATTAGTTGTAGTTGCGTATGGATTAGTTATAGGCTGCCTAGCTGCTTTAATAGCATCCATTTCAGCCTTTGATCGCGCTGCATCATTACGTGCTCCTTTTGCTGCTTGACTCGCCTGGTGAGCCCCTACGGCTCCGCCTATTAAACTTGTACCGACACCTATTGCCGCTGCTGTTACTACTGCCATATTATATTAATTTTTTTGAAATTTCATACGATGCATTTTCATCCACCGTATATCCTAAATCTTTATGTATGTTTATTAAACTTTTATTCTTACCTACACTAAATATTATATTCTTACCAACACTTAACGCAACTTTTTCTAGCTCTAATATTAAAAGTTCTAATGCTTCTTTTCTATCGTCTTCTTTATAATCTTTGTTTGAAACAATCCATTCCATCCAAGCGATACTTGAATTTGTTAAATATAAAAAACCTGCAACAATTGGTGTATCTTCTTTATAAATCATTAATCCGCCTAGCCCGTTTAATGGTAACATTTCTTTTGTTACTGCGGGCCAATTCCATTTAGCCCACCATTCTTGTAATGTTTCCCAATCTGATTCTAGTAAAGATCTTGATTTTAATTCCATATAATTTAATTGTTTAAAGATATTGTAAATGTAGACGAAGCCGCAAATAAAAGCCTAGGACTACCTGATGTACTTACAAAAGTACCAGTAGCATAAAACCCATTAATACCAGACATTGATTGTCCGTATACTATTGTTCCATCTGAAACGGGTGTTATATTAAGTATATTACCAAAATATTTATTCTCTTTAACTTTAAAGTTGTTTGAAAACAATTGATCCTGCAACGCTGTTAATCCTAAAGGCACTACGGATTGTGTTATACGTGCTCCAACACTTGTGTCGGTATATATTTCTGATAACTCCCATCCTGCTGATCCTTCGTAGTTTATTGTTTGAAACGTCTTTGCTAATGATGGTTCGCCATTAAATACCAATGTAACTGTAGAAGTATATCGTGAACCGTAAAAATTACACCTAGGCACATTGAAAGAATAATGTTTCCACAAATTACCATTAGCCGCTGTATAATAATTACCTAGCAAACTAAAACCATTGTCAGGCCTAAAAGAAAATCTACTTGTCCATCCAAGACTATCCTCGTCAAATACTAATGTTTCAAAAGTATTTACAAATCCAGGATCCGATGGACGTGATGCATTAAGAGTTAATGCGGGCTGCATAGAAACAACGTATTGTTTATTATGCATGTCCCAAGAACCAAGAACTTTTCCATTGTCTCCAATTGCTCCTAAATTATCTCTAAAGTAATCCAGCATTCCTGTATTTGATATTTCTGTAATACCATCTTGTGATAGTCTTAATACAGCATTCTGTGGCCTATCTACAAAGTATTTTCTATAACCAAATGTTGCAAAGCTTTCAGGATTTGTTCCGATGCCATAATTACCTGCATACGATTGTATTTGTCCTATAACTTGCATACCAGATGTTGTCAACGCTTCACCCTCTGCTGAATATACGGCGCTTTTATCTATCAATGCTCTACTAACTTTATTCTCTTGGAATATAATAAGGTTTGTGTCCTCAGCATATAATTTTTGTATTGAACCTTGAGAAGGATCCACGCTTTTGGTTATATCTTCTCCAACAGAGAATTGATTTGTATCATTTATACCTGTTCTTGAATTGAATATGCCTGAATAAATAAGAGCGTTTTGTCTTCGTTGTCTATTAGGATTATCATCTACTACAAAAGCACGAACACCTAAATCAGTTGATACATTATTATATCCTCCACGTATCCTAGATTCTTCTATAAACCAATCTTGATTTCCATTTATATATTGAGCATCTCCTGGTACATAATTAAAATCTATAATCCTGCCAAAAGTAAGAGATGTGAATAACGGCGGGTCTCCTAGTGGATCAATGTTAAAGTCAACAGAGTATATATCCTTGTTTAAATATATCCTATATTCTTCGTCTACAACCACTGTTTCATAACCTATAATAATATATTCATATAAGTCACCTCCCACGACTGGATATGTATAAGAAAACTTTTGACCGGGGCCTATTAAGTCTATAGGAGTGGGGTATTCATCGGTAGGTTCTTTATAATATGTAAAGAAGTTTTCACCTGCTAAAAATGTAAATTTCCAGGTATCACCAGCGCTTGGATTTGTTACAGGCCCTGCCGCAACTGCTCCTTTAGTAATATATTCCGTAGCCGATTGTACCGATCCTATTTTTTTTAGCCAATATGAATTAAAATACTTTACTTCTATAGTTGCTGCCATAATTATAATTACTTGTTTTTTATTAGTATTACATTAGTTACGCTAAAGCGTAGTCTAAGGTTCAAGAGGTGGGTCGGGATCATAATATGTAATTGTTGAAAGAATACCTTCCCCAATTATAGGCTCTCCGTCCCAGTTTTGCCCTGTGGCTCTTAATGTTCCTTCTCTAACTTTTGGGAACGAAGGATCACTAACAGGAATATTTCCTGCACTTGAAACAAATAAGTCTGGGCCAATCATACCCCCTATTATTTCATCATTATCCGCACTAACCCCTCTCCACCAAACGTTTACAGTGGAAGTGTTTTCTATCATCCAATCTTTTTCTTCATTACTTATATAACGAGGTTCCGGCACTGGAGTGCTTATCCCGTTAGGGAAATATCGACAAGTCTGGCATTTAGATTCATCGTTAGCACCCCCGGTGTCTGTTAATTCTAATATATATTCTTGACTGGGTATAGATCTATTTAAGCCTGGATCTGTGGTGTTTACTACGCTTATAGAGCCAATTATCCTAAGAGACGTAACAGGGAAGGGGCTTGCAGTAACACTAGCGATACCATTAATAGCCGATATACCTGTAGGCGGGCCAAAAACTCCTATTTCAACATCACTAGGGTTAAGATAAGCCACAGCGTTGCTAGTAGACTGAAATTCTGTTTGTCCAGTTTGCTTATACCCGTTTATTCTTAAGGTTGTATTGCTCTCCGCTATCTTTTCATTTTCTCTTAGGATTCTTGCCACGTTAAATTTAAGAGCGGTTACAAAAAGCTTATAATTAGGAGCGCTATAATTCCAATTCAGTGTACAATCTGCGCACCATACTGAACGATTTTCTACATCAAAGCTTACGGAACGAGTAGTGTCTCTACTACCCAATTGAGGCTCTGCTATATTAGCGGGAGGAATAGATAAGCCCTCAAAGTCGCTAGAATCTTTTAAATTAATATTCCATACTGAAAGACCCTCTGTTGGCGTATTATCATACAATTTAATATCTCCGATTGATTGACTTATTCCTGGAGGCATTATGAAACTAGGAATCGCTTCTCCCTCAGGAGGGGTAAGACTCCAGAACAAGTCATTGCCGTTATATGCTGGACTAGTGTTGCTGCATCCATTAGCGCCTACAGAGTCAATTATTATTGTTGACGGAGTTCCATCGGTTGCGGGTTGATTTAGCGGTACAAAATAAGTTTCGCTTATTCCTGGCCTGGTTATTATTGGCGCTGAATTAGATATTTTGAAAGCAGGAGATTGAGCGTTTAGTTCCATAACATATGTATCTAATCCTACTGTATTTGTTACTATAAATCTAAATTGAAATGAACCTTCTATGTCTAAATTTAATCCAAAATAAGTTGTATTGTCTATTATCTTTATTCTCCATATACCCGGAGTTATTAGACTTTCTACTAATTCAAAGTGATTAGTTACATCTGAAGCTGAAATATCGGGGTTATTATTTCTAACTTGAAAATTAACAGAATCAATATCTTCAACTATTGTGCCACTTGCGTCTATAAACCAGAATTCATCTGTAACCCAACTTGAGTCTGACGCTCCTGTCTCTAAATCGAAAGTGTCTGCTCCAAGAGGTTGATTCTCATTATATATAAAAGTTATTGGTGAAAAACCAACTACTCCATTTGATCCAACATTTATATCCCAATTTAAGTTTGATATGTAATCCGCCGTTGAGGTTTCATAAAATATGTCAAGTGTTGATTTTACTGGGTCTGTTTCGTAAACCCCTAAAAACGGACTCATAGATCTGAAAGCATTTGGCGAAGACGCTATGGTCGAGTAATTACCTATAACCCCTACTTGATTGATTGTTGAAACTCTAGCTATTAATGGACTTGTATTTAATTGATAAATATTAAAAGCCGCAGATCCTTTAGGGTTTATATCAATACTATTTATTAAAAAATTTAACTCATTTGACGGTGCTATTGTACTAACAGTATCTGGTGTTTTTCCTGGATAATATTGTCTATTTGTTGTTTCAGGTAATGGATCTGGGGCAGCTTCAGTGCTTGGGTTCAATAATACATTTTCCACCCTACCCCATAACTTAACGCTACTTCTATATTGTCTTTGATTAGGGCCTACCTCTGATAAATCACGAGGGACCTTATTTATATTGTCATTAAGTAAAGCAAAGTGGCACGTAGATTCCTCTTCGTTTTCTGGAAACACAGAATATTCTGGAGGAGGCACCCCTCCTATAGTAGATTTTAGTGTTTGCCATACTGGATAACCCGCAAGCATTCCAGGAACATAAACATTGTAGTAATCTTGATCAGTTTGTTTCACTACAATCTTATAAGAGTACCATCCTAATTCGTTTATGGAATAGGAATATTTTATATCTGGGTCGTTTACATCGTTATAAGCATATAAATCGCTTATTGGTTTATCTGTAGTAACTACAACCCTATTGTCTTCCGGAAAAGTAACATCAATAACTTCAACGTAATCAGTATACTTACCTTTTAAAAAGTTTCCAATAGCTGGGTGGTTTCTTTGCGGGACAATAGGAGGATCTACTAGTAAGTCGGGAGCTTTCAACGTGAAATCATAGACATTACCAACAATTGACGTAGGAACTATAACTTCAAACCCATCAGAACTATTGCTTAATGCTCCTGATACTGTAGCATATAACCCCGGCGTTCCGGTAGTTTCATTTCTTACCGATGTAACCGTAGAATTAAATGTTATAGCTAAGACCTCGCCTAACCATTCTTTAACTTTTATAGCCCAAAATTCCCCTTTATACGGCAAAAACACAGACGATGCCCCAAATATTAAGCCCTCAATTGGAGCAAATGGTGTGCCGTTAGATAATATTACAGATGATTGCCTTCCAAATTTATCAGCTAAAACAACCCCAACCTGATAAGATCTATTCTGTTTTAATGTGTGATTTGGATATTCATACCAAGAAGTTCTAGGTGTATTCTTTTCAATTACTTGGACATTGTAATCAAGATTTGCAGGAGGTGTACTTTGATTAATAAAGTTTCCGTATATAATTCTATTGCCAGAACTCTCTTGTGCTAAAGCTCTTATAGGCACCTTATCATATACCCTTATTGTCTCGGCCTCTTGTAAAGTCTTTTTAGGCTTTTGTGAGTTGTATGTATATGTATATATATTGGTGCTTGGTGAATCTTGTTGTATATTAGCTATAGGTATAGTTTGTACCACTTTAATAGCAAGAGAATCCGATTCTTTATACAAAATGTCCATAGAGATTATTTTATATAAATCCTGTATGTTACTACCTATGTCCGGTAATTCCATTTGTAAACGAACGCCATTAGCTTTATTTTGCATCCACTCTAAAACAGTTGAAGCATACGCCGCGTCCTCATCACCGCTAATGAAATATCCTTTTTGTAACGGTATAAATATTGGCTGCGTAAACGGAGCCATCAATGAATACTCGTTATCGTCAAACTTAAATCTATAACTGAATCTAACAAATTTGTCTGTTAAAAATGTATCGTTACCATTTATGTCGTCTTCATTTGCGGAAGTTGTCATAGTGGTTCTATAGAATTTCAATGGGGTATTGGCAGGTATTGTATGATTACCCGCTATATAAATTGGTTGCGCCCCCGCTACAGTAGTGCCTTTCTTTGTAATACAAGCAAAATCTCCAGCTGTTATAGGCGGGGCTAAATCTTCGTTTACTAATTGATCTCCCAGCGCTAAAGTATTAGGGGCAGGCACTTCTATTTTTGTTTGTCCTAAAAAATCCTCGCTCGCAATACCTTCTGTTGTTATATTAATTTCCTCATATAATGTTGGTGATCTAAACGGAGCATACTTTGCCACGGATATTTGATCAACATTTGTGTAGTAAGGATTTGATGATGTAGCAGGACTATTTAAAGCACTAGCAACATTTATTTTTCTTGGTTGGTTTCTATTGTCTGTCCAGAATAATAGATTCTCTACTAGGTTTACACCTGTTATTAAGTTTGTTGTAGATAAATTTAAAAAGCTACCACTAACTAACGTTGTATATGTTGCTGAACCTCCTCCTGCACTATATACAGTAATCTTCATTTCTTTATCAGCTGTAGGCAGATTTATTAATGAAGGTGATGGATCAGTATATTCTGTTAAAAATTGAAATATTCTAGAGTTGTCATTGTCTACAAAGAAACCAATACATACTAAATTGGTATTTGATTCAAATGGAGCAGTTCCATTTGATGTTGCTTGCGTTAGCAATTCATTACCAAGTATATTTTGTAATGAACCTACACTGCCGTCTTCTGATTTACCAACAGATATATTTAAAGCATCTCGATATTCACTTGACTCTAACAAGCGAACATCAAGATCTTTGTTCATTTTTGCTTTAAAAAAAGTATTTTTTGATTCTGCCATTTTTTAATGTTTAAGCCATTTAGATTTGCCTCTTAATACTTGAGTTATTTCTTCCAGTTTAATATTTGAAAGACGTATTTTAGCATTTCTTAGCTTGGCTGTTTTGTCTTGTTGTAATCTTCTAACCAAATATTCTTGAGAACCAACTCTGTGGGATACAACTGCGTGTAAAATATAAGCATATAATGCATCTTCAGCCATCTTAGGAACTCTAGAGTCCAAATCATAAGCTAATCCATCAGATATATATTCTAATACTATTAGTTTATCCACTAAGTTGCTGCTAAAAGAAATTTTACCTTCTCTATCATTTATAGTGAAGTAACCATTTCTATTTGAATATTGCGGATCTAATCCGTAACGTTGGCCAAAAAACATATTTCTTACCCAATCGCCGCCGGATTGATTTAATATATTATCATCATCTGCAGTACCTACCCATATATTAGAATTCCATCTAGCCTCAGTTTGTGACTCGCCTTCTATATTCTCGTTAAAGTTATCTTGAATAGGAAGCCCTATGGAGTCCTGTATTGGACTTTCATATGGATTAATAGTTAATGTACTAGCCGGATAAATAACTCGTTTAACACCTCCATGATCGATCCAGGACATCTTAATATAGTTAACGTAGTCTTGTGGCATCGCAACGCTCAATCCATGAGGTATAGTTAGCTCTTGTGATTTTATACTTTTTAATGTATCGTAACTAAATTCTTGCATTCCACGTTTAGCATGGAATATTACATCAGTTCTTTTTACAGATCCAATTAATTTACCGGTTCCAACATATGCAACCATAAAATTATTTATTATATCATTTAAGGATATATATGAATAACTACCATAGTTTTCTTCAACAGTAATACCGTAAGCGTCGCCGTCTCCATAATTACCGCCTGACAATGTTTTTAATTGAACTACAATGTAATCTCCCGCTTCAGGGTTTACTGTAAATATTATAGTATTGTTCTGTACTGTATATTCGTTTATGTATTCCTCAAAAGTGCCAGGGGCACCGGTTGGGCTAAGATATAGTTTAAAATTGTTTAATGCATAGTTTACTTCTAATGGGTCCCAATCGCCGAATACTAAGTCTGTATTAAACGTAGTGGTGAATGTGTTTTCTGAACCATCTCCTATAAAGCCTTGAGCTCCTTCGTAGTATTGTCTATTTGTTTCAGTTATTAAACCGTTATTAGGTATAGGCATGTTCTATTAATTTTTTGAATTAGCTGTTTCCGCTTGTGCTTGTTGTGCTGCAATCTGAACTATCTGTGGGTCTCTTATAACTATACCTGAATAAAGTAATATTCTAGTTATTAGGTTTGTTTGTTCTGATATATGTAAATCAAAGTCTCTAGATCCTGTATTTGTATTAGGGTCATATGGATTAGGATCATATACATATTGGTAATTAGTGCCACTTATGGTAAAGTTCCATATTGGGTCTAAAGGTTTTCTTAAGTAAGTACATGAAATACCACTTATTATTGTAGTTGGGTAAATAGATATTTGAAAATTCTTATATGTATAAACAGGCCAATACTTTGATGGTTTTGTAATTGGCGACAAATTGAATTCCAATAATTCATTTGGTTGAACGTATTGCACTTCTTTTTCATCATTGTATATTACTGTGCCTAATTTATAAAGTTCATTAGGGGCCGTAATTGTTGGAGTAAATTTCTTCGTAATACTACTATAAGTGCAAATATCACTATCCTGGAATATTGCTATCTTTTCTTCTAAGTTTTTTATACGAGCACTGTACTCGCTATCATTATCGGGGACGCGTAATTGCTGGTTTAAATCTTCAAAATATTCATTAAATATATCTAATTGAACCTGAGTGGCTGTCTTGTTAAACTCATCTGGAGTTAAGTAACCACGTTGTTCTTTATTTATTATTAATAGAACAGTTCTATAAACTGTATTAACATTTACCGCCATATTGTATATTTATTATAGTATTAAGGCGATAACCGAAGCTACCGCCTATATACTAATATTACATGTTATTTTAATTTTTTCTCTATGGACCCGAGTATTCCCATACCTTCATCCGTTTTGAAAAATGCTGCCATTGCTGAGTATGGATTTTCATCAAATGGTACAGTCATTAATTTTCTATCATTCTCACCCCATAGGAATGTTCTGTTGTCATGCGTAAGCTTTATAATGCCTTCCTCGGTTCCTCTGATAGCTATATTTCTAAGATGCACATTTTCGTCATTGGCTAATTCCAAGAATAATGATGGATTGTTTTTAGCAAATAACATTAAGTCTCTTTTAATTTCTTTAGAGGTCATTTTAGAAACTTTAGATCCAATATCAACTCTTAATATTGCCTCCGCTTGATCAATATCCATTTCTCTTGCCGCATTCATTGCGTCTAATTGGATGTCCATGTCTTCCAAATCATCTGAAGCCTCCGCTACTGGATCAAATTCCATATATCTTTTATTTAAAGCTGGATGGAACATTGATAATAATTTTTGCAAATTTTGTTTTTCTTTTGGAACATTTAGAATACCATTTTCAAATATAATGTGTCCTAATGTTGCTTGTCCTTTTTGTTCTGAAACCAAAGGAGAATTCTGATTTGTAGCGTATCTTAGTTCCTCTTGATTACCGGTTTTTTTATCAAACCAAATCAATGGGTATCTTAATGTATGCCTAGCTTGTAAAGTGTAAGTCAAAGGGGAATCTCCATCTAATATAACGTATGTTCTATCCTTAATTTCCCAAGTGTCTTTTAATTTCTTTTGAGTGTCTTCTTTAATAGATTCTACTACTTTTACTTTTTCTACTTCAACGTATACTTCAGTGTTTACTAATTCTGGTTTTGCTTTCGCGGTTTGTTTTGTTTGCATGATATAATATAATTTAATAAATTTTTAATTGGGTAATTATTACCCCCGCAATTTCAGCAGGGGTAATATCACCAAGTTTGTTATACTGAAGCTGTGAACAATACGAAGTTATTCGCCGCTTGCGTAACTAAACATCTTTCAGATAAGAAGTGTATCTCCATTGCATCAAGATCAGAAGTATAAGCTCCACCAACAGATCCAGTGATCCAGTGTTTCATTCTTCTATCATCAGCTTGATTAGCTCTGTAGCGAACGTGTAAGAATGGTCTACGGATGTTAGTACCTAATTGTTGATCGTAAACTGTAGAAGTTCCAGCAGGAACAAGTAATCCATCAATAGATGAAGTAGCCATACCTCCACGAGTAGATGCATCATTTAAGTATTTCCAGTCAGTTTTGTAGAAATCGTAAGATCCTCTTCTAAATCCAGAGAAACCTAAGTTCAATGCCATTTGTTCAGAATTTTCAAATAATCCGTAAGCAACACCGCCAGCAGAACCAGCAGATAAAGATGCTAACATATCGTCAAAGTCAAGAGACGTAGCTCTGTTCAAGAACAACATATTTTCTTCAATAGCTCCTTGAGTATCTAAATTTTTCAAGATAGAATCAAAATCATTTAGCCCGCTAGATGCAGCAAAGTTATTTACAACATTACCTCTTTCTTTAACAGCAGAGAATAAGCCTTGAGTACCTTTAATTTTAGCCGCAGTTAACGTAGAGTTAGTTGCTAACTCGCCTTCAATCACTACCATTTCTAAGTAGTCTTCAAAACGCAATCTTGTTTCAGATTCAGCTTTCAAATACCATAAGAATCCGCTTGCTCCTTCCTCAGTAGCAACTTCAACCCATCCAATCTGTGCTGTGTCAGATCCAGAGATTGCATATTTCTCTCTAATGATAATTGGAGAGTTACTATACTGAGTGAAAGAAGGCGTTACAGAATTAATTGTGTCGTCTTTAGTTCCTTTTTTGAATTCAGACCCATAAACAAATATCTTAAGATCAGTCGCGCTAGCAAAGCTAATCGTTCCAGTCAAAGTTGCTTGAGTATAAGGTTGAACAGTAAGTACAGCCGGATTAGTCGCTCCACCAGTTCCAGTAGTAGGATTTGCAGTAGAGGCAGTAACATATACTTTAAGTTCTTTACCAGTAGAAGGACTCATTACAACTAATGTTTGCCCGACTGAAATAACATTATTAACAAAAGCAGAGCCAGTACCGCCTGTGGCAAATTGTAATTCATTTGCTCCAGTACAAGATACATTATTATATGCAATGTGTAATCTATTTTGCTCAGACCAAACGATTTGATCAGAAGACATAGGCATCTCAGCTCCTACCATACGTAAGAAGCCAGATAAAGTTCTATTACCATAACGTTCTACTTCTGCTTCGTAGATTTCAGGTAAGTATTGTTGCGCAAAGTTATTATCATCACCATTGGTGAAGTTTAAATAATTTGTATCAAGCGCTTGTTGTTTTTGAGACGGTTTAATTGAACCGAATGTAGGCGAAACGTTTGCCATAGTTTTTTAATTTTTAATTGTTAAATTTTCTTGTTTGGATACTCAGTTTTGAGGAATCCTGGCTGCTAATAGATTTAACCCTAAGTCCATTTATAAATGGTTCTCCTGATTGTCGAGGAGCATCTGTACTCGGGTTTTTTGAACTAGCAACAACTTGTTTTACAGCATCCGCTTTTCCTTGCTCATAAAAATGTGAAGCAATTTTATCGGCGTTTATAGCTGAGTACAAAGCCTTGTGATAACCCGCAGTGTCTGTTACATTACCTTCTTTATCTAGAAACTTTCCGATAAAGGTTTGTATATCTGCTTGATTTTCTGCAACTTGAGACGGATTTTGAACATTATATCTAAACTTCTTTTCAGGTAAATTGAATTCAAAACCTTTGAATTCGTCGTTGAAAAATTTAGATGTTTGTTTTTTAAACGTCTCGTGTTGTTGAGCTACTTTGTTTTGCTCGGTATTATATCTGTTGAAAAAGTCAACAGCCTTTTGTTGATCTGCATTTACACTAGGTCTTGACTTAATGTCTGCATAATATTTTTGTTTTGTATCTTCTAAAAATTTCTTTGCTTTTGAGATTTCTTCTTTGAAAGCTAGTTTCTTTAATTTGATTTCTCTTTCATCATCAATATCTTCATCAAAGAAAAACTTGTCCTCTAATAAAAATTCAATTTCTTCGGCATCTAAATGACTTTTTGTGCTTTTGTAATATTCTTTTAGTAATGCTACATTGCTTATGCTAGAATAATCGGCATTTAATCGAACATAATCTTCAACTGTTCCGCCTGTCTCTTCCATAAAAGCAACAAGCTTTTCAATATTTTCTGGTAATTGTTTACCTTGTTCGTGTTTTATTAAAGCCTCCGCAAGCTCTTCTTTAGCTTCGCCGGCTTCTTTTTTTATTTCTTGTTCAAAGATTTCTTCAATAACATTTTCAGCGGTCCCTTCGTTTCCTGTTTCCACTTCTTGCAATCCCACTTCGGACTGTTTGCTGCGTAACACGCTTTCATCTGTTGCTTGTTCTTGAATGGCATCTTCTCCTTCTTTAGAAATTACTACTTTGATTGGCTCTTCTTTTGGTTTATCCAAATCAACCTTTGTGACTTCAGTTGGTTTGTTTAATTTTTTTACAGAAGGTTTCTTCATTTTAAATTCCCCTTCCTGTTTTACTTCTTGTGACATAATATGATAATATAAAATTGGTTAATATTTTGGTTACATTGATAGCATACCACCTAGATCGTCCATTAAGTTAGAGGCGTTTGCTTGAAAGTCTTTTGGTAAAGAATCATTCTTACGCTGATCTATTAATTCTGATTGCTGGGACGCTTGTATCTTAGTTCTTTCGTCTTTCCTGTCTTCTAGCTGACTAAACTTATTTGTTTCAGCCTGAACCTTTAATTGAGCTAATTGCATATTGTAATTAAACTCTTCTGCAAGTAGTTGCTTTTTAATCTCGCCTTCTGCTTGCAATCTTTGCATTTCAAATTGAGATTTAGCTTGCTCTATTTGTATTTGAGTTTGCGCTAAAGCCTGTTGTTTTTGAACCTCAAACATCGCTGCTTTCTCTGCGTTCTGGGAATTAGCATCTGCTTGTGCTTGTATATTTGCTAATTGTTGTTGTTGTACATCTTGTTGCTTTTTCTTTCTTTTAAGCTTCAATAACTGATTAGCTAATTTGATATTTTTAATTTGACGGATGTCAATAACATCTTCTAAATCTACGCTACCATTTTGTAATGATACTTGTATGTTTTGTTCTAGTTGTTGTTTTTCTTCTTCGTCTGGTTCAACCTCTAAATAAATACCAAAATCGTATAGGTTTAAATTTTCAATCTCCTTTAATGTTTGTACATTATAAGTTGATATACTATTCTTTAGTGAGTTATTTGTTAATGGATTGTTTAAGCAATCAGGTATTCTAAGCGATATGTTTTCGCAAGTGCTAACTGTTAAGCTTAAACTAGCGTCCTTTATATGCCGTGTAGCTACGTTAGATGCGTTAGCCGCTATCTTCTGTAAACCAACCAAAGCGTTTGAATCTGGTTTACTTCCGTCAACAGCTTCATTAAGCCCCGTAACATCTCTAATCATTTGCAGGTAATACTGATACGTTTGTATTAAACTTTGTATCTTACCTTGACCACTTGATGTAGTAAGTTCTTGGATCGGAACCTTCCCTCTATTTATATCTCCTTCTTGCGTTAAAGATCTACCAACAATACTACCGGTTTGAAAGTACATGTTTAATGCCTCTGCTGGATTATAGTTAGTTCCGTTACCTAAATCAACTTCCATTAATCCATCAACATCTAAATAAACCCCATCAGGTACAACTCTTGATAATACTTGTTGCAACTTAAGGTGTGTTAATTGAATCATATCCGCAAATGAAATACATTTAGATACAATAGAATCTATTTTCCCTTTGTACATTCTAGGAGCTACAATATTGTAATTCATTTTAACCCTAGTAGTATCAGCATATGGGCGAGACATATTTTTTGATAACTCCCATTGCAACATTTCATTTGTACCTATAATTTTTGCTCCAGTATATAATACCTCTATAGTTCTAAATACTTTTTCAAAATTTTCATTTGCTGGAGGATTAAAAGCATCAGTTTTTTGAATAACTTTCTCTAATCCGTTTTCGCCTTGTTTTATTTTAAAAACCTGGTTCATATATGTTTTATACTCAAAGTATAATACTTGAACAGTGTTCTCATCATAATTTCCCCAGCCTTGAATATACTGTCTGTTGCCGGGCATATTTTGAATTCTTAATAATTCTTCTTCTGAAATATTAGGAAATTGTTTCTTTAATTCTGATATAGTAACGGCTTTAACTTCACCTACATAATATATGTCATTAAAATGAGGATCTTCTGTATATGAATAAATCATATAAGATGGATCAACGTAATCTACTACGATGCCTTCTGATACATTAAACGATGTTTTTACAGCGGCAATACCAATTGTAGTTAAATCGTAGTTAAGTCTTTTTCTGGTAAGGTCATATTTATTACCTTTTAATACTGTATTAATAGCTTCCTCCTCTGCAATTTCAATAGATTGTTTGTAGGATAGCTGCATGTGTAACTCTAACTCTTCTTGCGATTGTGGCAATTCAGATGGTGGTACATTTGACTTAGATATGTTTGTACCGGTTTTTTCTAATACGCTATTTATTAATGGTTGGTTAACCATATCGTATTGTAAAGAAGAAGCATAGTCAGTTCTTTTCTTAAGTGACTCTGGATCTTGAGCAGTAGCTTTTACGTCATATGTCTTTTGAGAAATGCCATTAGCAACTATATCTACAAATTTTGATAATATAGGCACAGGTGTCCAGTCTAAGTTTAAATAAGATAAATCACCGTTGATTGACAATTCATCCTTATACTTTTGTATAGGTTGTTCACCCCTAGCGTATAACCTAAGTCTATTAAAATTATTCCAATGTGTTAAATACCTATTGCCGCTTGTTCTGCCTTGATTAAACCACTCTTGCTCTATAGCTCTAGAAACCTGCAATCCGTATTCTTCGGAAGCTTTGGTTGCATCATCAACAACTTGACTAGGGAAAGCGCTATTTGTATTTGTGTATATATTCATTTATTTAATAATTTTTGAGGTCGTGCCTTTATTATCATATCTTTTTAGACCTAATGAAGTTGGTATAACTTCTTTTCTATAAGTTGGCATGTATTTGTTTTTATTACAAGCCATTATAGCTAAGCCAGAACTAATTGAAGCATCATGCTTTGTTCTATCATTTATATTAAACCTTGCCCAGTCTTCCAAAGTGTTTTGAAAATACATTATACCACATCCTTCTTCATTCCATCCAACGTGGTCCTCTATATAGCTTTCTATGGCCGCCGCGTGTGCTTGTTTAATATCTTCACTTGAGTTAGGCATACCCCCAATTTCTCTCTCTGTGACGGATAATTTATTAAATACCTTATCGGGTCTATTCATAGAGTAACCTCTATACCCTCTTCTTTTAAAATAATATAATAGTCTTGGTTTATTATTCTCTGCTAATATAGGCATACCGTAAAATATACAAGCCATAAGCACATCTTCAAAAAATATCTCAGCAGTCTGAGGTCTAGATATATATTCTAAAAAGAAAGCGTTTGAGGGAGCGTCGTCCATTGAAAACTTAGTCAATCCGTGTAATGCTCCTTTCGATCCTTTACCATCTGTTGTACCTGAAATATCATATGGGTCACAACCAAAAGCTCCAATGTGTTCATTGCCAGGATATTTCATCCCGTTCTTTTGAATAACACTGTTCTGCAAATTATATGGCGGTATCCATGATACCAAGAATCTACCATCTTTATTTGGATAGAATATTACTTTACTATCTTGTATTCCACCTTCCCATTGAAAATTACCTCTAGTTAATATATTAGTATTTCTTAGATCGTCGTTATAATCAATTTGCTCGTATATCTTTGTAAGATTAAACAATGATTGTTTTGTTTCATCTCTAAATGCGTGTTGTTCTGTTCTTGGAAATTGTCTATAGTATTCGTTTAGTCCGTCAGAGTCTGACTTCAAACCGTCTACTTCGTTTTGCCAATGTTCAATTACCCCATATTCTATTTCGTTTCCGTCAACCCCTTTGATTGTTGTTTTTGGAGTATCGAATACAGGTATTCCATAAGTATCAATGAATCCCTCGTACGACCATTCCATAGGTATGAACAAACTATATAATCCTGAACTAGTCTGTCCATTGCGGTTTCTTTTTGAGACATCAGAGTCATAATAAAGTTTTTTATAATTAGATCCTCCTTTATCTAGTGCGTTTGAGGTAGACCCCATCATACACTTACCAATAATTCTACTACCTAATCTTAAACAAGTTTTAGTAACTCGCCAGTTATTTAATATATTATCTGGTTTTAACCATTTAGCGGATTCATCATGTGCTAATAGCTTTAATTTTTCACCATCATAACTATTGTCTCCAGTATTTTTCCAATCTATAGTTGTGTCAAGCCCTGTAATTTCTTCAGACATTTCACTGTTATCTAATTTTCTTCTTGTAAACTTAGAAGCAGGAACTCTATATGCAAGTTCTGTCTTTGGTCTATCCATACCATCTTGTATGGGTTTAAAGAAGAAAGGATAGTTTAGTGATATTGGTACAACCTTATCTGTAAACATTGTTTTAGCATCAGCTCCTGATTTAGATAGTATTCCAAATCTTGAATCACTTGACATAGTCGCTAAGTTAACTAATTCAGCCGACGACATAAATGAGAACCCGGAACGTCTATTCTTTAAATAGCACATACCGTAACATCTGCTATCTGCTTTACATGCCTCCCAAAACAAAAAGAACAATCTATTAGACTCTCTAAAATCTGGTGCCCCTATATCAATCTTGCTCCATTGCAAGTACATATAGTGTGAACCAGTTATATATGTTGGTATTCCATTATTATAAAAAGAGAAACCTTCGTCCCTGTACTTGAATTCGGCATCAATATAATCATACCATCGTTCTTTGAATGTGTCTGGATATTTATTCCAGTCAAATACGTTTTTTATTTTTTCAAGTTCTTTCGGGACTTCTAACTGCTGCCAGTATTGTTCCTCCTTCTTATCTTTTCTTTTGTATGTATTCTCTATTAATGGTAATGCTATCTTTAAATTCTGGATTTCATATATTTCACCAATCTTTCCAGTCTTACTAATAACAACCATATCATGGTCTTTATTATACCCATATTTCCAGTTATTGTATCGATTTGTTTTCTTTATAACATTCGATTTTACGTGGTCAGGTAATATTCTATATAGTGCTTGCTCGTACATTATTTGGATCTCCCTTCTGCAAAACCTTTAAATGTTACTTGGGTTGGTCCTTTTTCTTCGTCTTCAAGCATTTTTTCTTCAAGCTCTATTCTATTAAGTATTTCAAAGGCGTCAAAGATTGCAAGCTTTTTAGTTGCTGCGGCATTCTTTAATTTGTCTGCACTTAAATCATCATCTCCGTTATCTAAAATAGCTTCTTCAGCTACCTTAATTAATTCAAGAACTGCTTTGTGCCCAGATTGGATTATAGCTTGTTTCGTTTCCTTTATATTCATATTTAATTACAATATCATTAGATTTCATACAATATAATCTTTGCCCATCAATGACAAAATCATATTCCCCATAAGGAGTATATCCAACAAGGTCTCCCTCGTCTATTTTGAGCGCTTTTAAAGAGTCATTTCCGTATTTTAATATACCAATAAGTCTTTGCTCTTTATCGATCTTTAAATAGTCTTTATTCTCAATAGGCTTAACAAAACATCTGTCACCAAATGTTTGCCATTTACCTGTATTTTTATACAAATAAATTTGATCAAGAGCGCAAAAATATAAATCATCTTTAAAATAAGATCTACTATTCTTTTTGACTCCTCTTATATCATAAAACACTCTAAAAACATTATGGTGAATTACAACTATATCTCCAACTTTTATATCAGTTGAATAAGCTAATGGTACATTAACTACTTCAGCAAAGTTATTTACAGCTTTAAAACTTTCAATCTTGGTGTTTATTATTAATTCTTTATCACCAACCTTTACTTTATTATTATATCTATCTCCAACTGGTTTGACTATAAAATCAAATACACTTCCCATTAATATTCTAGATCATATTCTACGGATATTGCCATGTTAGAATTAAACTTCTTCCATGGCATTACTTCTTCTCCTTTTTTTATATAAACAGAGTAGGAATTATCATGATTATTAAGAATTATAGCATAAATATCATGCCCCCCGTATACCGATTGCCCAATAGAATAATGCATTGCCTCGTTCTTATAGTCGGAGCCAATGCTTATCTTTCTAATTACAGAATCCATTATTGTACAACTTCTAATTTAGCAGGATCATTTTTCTCGATAGCGGTATAAGTTCCGTCTTCGACATTAATGTTCACTTCACCATATTGATTTTGCAATTCAAGTTTAAATCCCTCAAGCTCTTTATTTACTTCAGCAATCTGATGTAACAATCCGTGCTTTTGAGATTCAAGTAATCCTATGTTAACTAATAGGCCATTCATTTCTTTTTGATGCCTAATTATAGTTTGTAATTGTTCTTCTGTAATTTTGTTTGTATTTTCCATTTGATTTAATTTAATTTATCTAATTATATAATATTATACTAGCAGCCGGTATATTCACAGCACTAGTTACGCTTGTTACAATTATAGGCATAAATGTACCTTGAGAAAGCCCTGAAAAAGTAGTATCCGCGCTATCCCCAACTAATCTAACCGTAATAGAAGCAGCGCTAAGAGCACTTGTAAATGCTCCAATATATACCGCTGAAGGTATAGTTGCTGTTGCTGGAAAGGCACTTAACGTTGTTGATTTTGTCGCGAAGTCTGGTTGGTTTCCAAATTGTCCCATAATATATTTTTATTTATCTAGTTCTTTTTACTTTACCTATACCTACTAAAGAGCGCGTTTGACGCTCGTTTAAGTTATTAGGGTTTGTTCCTCCGCTATTAGCGTTGTAAAATTCGGCTTTACGATTTCTATCGCTCATAGTATTGGTACTGTCTTTAACAAATTTTGCGCGCAAAGTTTTAACTTCTTTACCTCCACCGTAAGACGTGGCAGTAGCAACGGTTTTATTATTACCCCCTATAATACTAGCTCCTTTTGTTGTTGGATTTGTAACAAACTTTTTTTCATAAGGTTTAGCCTTAGCAAATCCAGTTGTAGCGTCAACATTTAAAGATGAATCTACATTGCCTTTATTTCTTTGCTCCTCGTATTTCTTTCTACCTGTTGTGTATTTTTTAGTAAGCTCAAGGCTTTCTTGTCTTAAAGGACTTGGCAATCCATTACCTGTTTTTGGCATATTACCTCTGCCTGGTTTCATTTTAAAGGGGGTGTTCATTTTGTTTATTTTTTATTTATTAGTCTTTTATAAATTACTTTTCCGGGAGCATCGCTAACATAATCAACAACCATTGTATCTTGGTCTACAATTATAAATTTACCTAAAGCTTCCCAATTATTAGGTTCATGTAATGTGTTTAAATAGAAATTATTTTTATTAAACTGATAACCTAATATTTTAAAATAATTGCCAGTTAAATAAGAAAATGACACAATATTAAGTTCATTCTTGTTTATAATAGAAAAATCTATTTGAGAGGTGTCGGAGGTCCATGTTCCAACTAAAAAATCCTTAGTAAGCTTTTGAGCTTGAGCATAAAAATTAAACGACAAAAATACAATAATACAGATTACTTTTTTCATAATATATTAAATTAAAGTTATATATTAATATTATTACATATATTTATTGTTTTTTATACGCTTCTTTTTCCCAAGGAAGATTCTTTGCTCCCTCTTTCATTGTTGCTCGGGGATATTTCTTACCTTTCCAAAAAACATCTGAGTCAGTATAATCTAGATCTCCACGTTTCATTTGCTCAATGTGAACCTTCTCGTGTGATATAGTTTTATTCTTTTTTAGTTCTAAAGGAGAAATATTTTTGTTAACAAGTATAGTTCCATTTGACTGGGCCATACCTAAAACATTGTCGTCCATATCTGTACTATAGATAGGGGTGTTGTCCACGTTATAAGGAGGGCCTGCCATTTTAAATGCCATATTGTAAACTTTAAATTATTAAATCCCCTATAAATTACTCTATAGGGGAATTAAAATAAATAATTATGCTGCAACAACTGGAACTACAACTGGCAATGCAGAAATAGTAACTCCCGCAGGAATTGCCACAGGAGATAAAAGTGGCCCTTGAGCAAAAATAGCAGCGTTAACCGCAGCAACAGTAGCCGACGCTCCGGCTGCGCTTGTTGTAAATGTGTGCTTTAATGAATCCGTGTAAATAACAAACGTAGTTGCAGTAAGAAAAGAAACTCCTGCAATATTGGCTACATTAAAAAGGATTGGTTGAGCGCCACTAACTGTAGTAGCAATTGAGATAAATTTAAACATTTTTTTTTAGTTTTGGTTTTTAGTTTGTTTTAACATTTTTTCATTTTAGCAGGAGGCATTTTTTTTGTTCCTGGTTTTACTTTAGCGGTTTTAGAAGGATATTTTTCTTTTCCTCCGTAATCAGGCATAACTTTCTTTTTCATATTAGTAATTGTTTTTGGTTCTTTGCGTTATTGCTCTTGGATCACATACTGGTTTGGCGTTATTTAATATAATGCCGTCTTTGCCAGAACTTGATCCTCTACCTTTAGGTAATGCTGTTGTGTCAAATGGACCATTCCATAATGCGTTGGCTCCTACTCCTGACATCTTAGCTTCTTTGTCGTGAACACTCATTGGGTGTTTTCTAGTGTTTAAGTTCATAATTATTGATTGTTTATATCGTAAATAGGCGCTACTGGTGTTTGTACTCCCATTGGCGGTGCCGTAGGATCTGAAACTAATTGGTTTTGCATACCTAAATCAGGACTAGCAATTTTTCGTACTCCATCAGTTGACTGCGCAACGTTTCTTGTAAATGTATTTGGAACACTCTCTCCATACATTCCTTGTATGTTATTTGTGTTTGTAAACCCTTTAGGATTTATTGGTGTTGGACTAAGTTGATTCGCCATTATTTCTTGTTTTATCTTTATTTACATTCTCTATAGCAGTTGCCATTACGGTATTCATATAAGTTTTGCCATTCATTATAACGTTTCTATGACTAGTTGGTAAATCTTCTTTGCCTAACATTATACGATACATCTTGTTTATTAACTGCTTGCACTTAAACGAAACTTTATATATGTTGTATTTTTGCGTTGTATGATTTCTATTTCTCCAAACAACAATCCAACCTTCTTTTAATAATCTATTCCATCTGCCACAATCCCAACTATAAGCATACGTGCCAATCTTATAGTCTTGCTTAGTAAAGAAATCCATACAATCAAAATAGATAAGTAGTTCTAAATCGGCATCGGTTAAATTATTGTTCCTGCATGCCCATCTACGTATTATCCTATAGTGCTTTAGCAATCCTAATGCTTTAACATCCGTTGCGTCTAGCCTAATCATAGCCTAACAACTACATCGCCTAATCTTATTACGAAATAGGTTTCTTTATCTATCTCTATTTTATGTCCAGCATTCCTGTCATAAAATATGTTATCATTCTCTTTAATACCAACAACTTCTTCACCTACAGAAATAACATTAGCTTCAATATATCTAATGTCCTCTCTTTGGTTTGCAGCAAGCATCACGCCTCCTTTTGTTTTGGTAATACCTTCTTCTTTCTTTTGTATAATCAAACACTTACCAACTGCTTCCATTATGCTCTTAGATTGTTAATTACACAATCCGTTGACAATATAGTGGTTGCTACAGAGGCAGCGTTTATTAACGCGCTTTTAGTAACCAATAGAGGATCGATTATACCGGCTTCAATCATATTAACAGTTTTGCCTGTTATAACATCTAACCCATAACCTACCTTTGAAATAACATCTATAGAAACTTCGGCAATATCAGCGTTGTCTAGTATTGTATTAAACGGTGCTCGTATGGCTTCTATTAATATTTCTTCTCCAATAGAAAATGTATCTATATTATGAGAAGCATTTAACAAAGCAATTCCGCCGCCGGCTACAATACCTTCCTTGATCGCGGCTTTAGTAGCGCATATAGCATCCTCTATTCTATCCGCTTTTTCTTTAAGTTCTATTTCAGAATTCGCCCCTACTTTAACTAAGGCTATTTTTGCAGTTAATCTTGCAAGCCGTTTTTCTAGTTTTATTACTCTTGACGCAGGGGGATTTTCTAATAAAGATTCCTTAATATATTTTATAATTTCTAATACTTCTTCAGGCGTTTCGCCTATATGTAATATTGTCTCTTCGTGATTTGTAATACTCTTTACACAAGTACCTAACATATCGATTTGTATTAAATCTAAATCATCGCCGAGATCTTCATTTATTAATGTAGCTCCGGTCAACAAAGCTAAGTCATCAAATATTTCTTTTCTATTTACGCCGTACACGGGCGCATCAATAACATTTACTTTTATATTGCCTTTTGACTTATTCATTGCTAATGTAGCTAATGGCGTTTGATCCATGTCACCAATTATAAGCAATGATTTATTAGTCTTTATAACATGCTCTAATATTGATTGTAATTGCCTTATATTATCTATTGGAGATTCAACTAATAACACTAACGGGTTATCTAACTCCGCTGTTTTGTTTTTATGGTTTGTAATGAAATGTGAATTCTTTAAGCCCATATCACATTGCACTCCTTCAACGATCTGTAAACTACACTCTGAATCAACAGATGTTTCCATCATTACAACCCCTGTATTACTTACCGATCTAAAAGCATCGCCAACTAACTTACCTAATTCAGGATCATTATTCGTTGATATAGTAGCAATTTGATCTAGCATAGTATCATCTACTTTTATAGAGTTCTTTTCAAGATACTCAATAACTTTTTCAACCGCCTTGTTTATACCGTCTTTTACTTGACGAGCATTTGTATTAGGAATTGAATAAGCTTTCTGTAAAATAGCATGAGCCAATACTGTTGCTGTTGTTGTTCCGTCTCCAGCTTCTCTAACAGTTTTCCTAGCTGCTTCTTTAAGTAATGTAGCTCCCATGTTTTCAACAGGGTCTAATAGCGTAATGGAATCTGCCACTGTAACACCATCTTTTGTAATAACTGGTCTTCCAAATGAATCTTCTAAAAGTACGCATTTACCACCCGCTCCTAATGTAGAGCTTACTGCTTTTGCTAACTTTTCTATTCCGGCAAATACCTTATCACTGGCATCTTTGCCAAAACTTAAATTTTTGACTATAGCGTCTGACATAATTTTATTTGATTAAATTAATATAACCTATATATCACCTATTCTTTTATTTTTTTACAAATTCATAATCAGATTTATATTCATCAGGAATAATGTTTATTGCTTTAACCTTCCAAACCCCATTACAGAACTCTGAATTTGTAGGTTTAGTTTCTTTAGATATATTCACAATCCTGTTAGTATACTGTCTAACCTCAATAAAGTTTGTTTTAGTAGTTCCGTTAACGTGCGCTATTTTCATAATAAAGTTGTTCTTTTTACATAACGATAAAATACATATCCTACTACTAAAAGTATTAGCCAAAGCCACCACAAATCTAACATAAACTTACCCCAGCTAAACTGTTCCTTATAAACTATCTTTGTGCTTTCTATTTTGTTTACTTCTATCTCATTACTAACTGAATCGACTACTATTTTAGCAACTGTTTTCTCGTTTACAACAATAGTATTGTCTTTCTTTTTTTTCTTGCTTAAACGCGCGTTTTTGTACTTTGTTACTTTGCCTTTGCTATTAGTTATTTCAATTGGCTTTGTAGTATCTACAGCTTCGATTACTATCTCCTCTGTTTCGACATCAAATTTAATAGAGGTACTGTCCTTAGAAATACTATCTGTTTTTACAACAGAAACCGTGCTTGAGATACTATCTGTTTTTACAACTTCTTTATTTACGTTTCTTGAACCACAAGATACTAATAAAACCGATAAAAATATAATTAGTTGTTTCATTTGAAATATATTTTAACTTCTTCAGTTCTTCTTTTTATAAGGCCTTTATTGCGTCTTCCTCCTGCGTTAACCCATTTCATAAACTCTTGGGCTATTGTTGGCTCATTAGGATTTGCATTAACTTTCTTTAACAAATTACTATCGCCTAGTCCTTCTGGTATGTTATCAGCGTCAATATCACTACCTAAGTTAAAAGCAAATGATACCAATGCATTAAACTGGTTTTGATTAACCGTAGAAGTAACTAATTTATCCACGTCTTTTGCAAACATATCAGCTGTTGTTTTTAACATCCATAAAGCTGTTTCTTTTGTAATTGCTTTGTCTCGCATTGTCACTTTTATACCACTTGGATAAAATGTTGATCCATATCCAATTGTCGGCACGCCAGCGCTACACAAATAAGGGGTTAATCTTAAACCCTCAAAGTTAGCGATTATTAAATACCCCTCGTCGTTTAGTTTCATTACTTACTTGCTTTTTTATGTTTATCAAAATCCTCTTTTAACTTTTCGTAAAGAGCTTCCAAGCTGTTATATTTTGCCAACAGTTCTCTATGCAATTTTTCCCAGTTTTGTGATTGTTCAACCTCCTTTGCATACGCTAATTGAATGTCGTTGAATTGCGTTTGCAACGCAGAAGATTGCCCTTGTATAATAATTGCTTGTTGTCTTAGCTCGTCTATTTGCGCTCTGAAATATTCTCTTTCACTTTTAAATTCAGCTATTAAAACCTCTCGATCCAGTTTTAAAGCGGTGTTGTCTGCATTTGCTCGCTCTAACAAGCTTTCATATAGCTCGCGCACTTTAACGGCATAGTCGACCTCCACTATTTCAATCTCTACATCACCTTTTTTTAATTGTTGATTTTTTTCTTGCCTACCCCCCAAAAAATACATAATAGGAGCTGATAAAAACCCCATTAACGTTAACCAGTTGTTGACTAAAAATTCCATATACTACCTAACTATTCTTTAATTAATTGACCACTGGTAAGTTAAGCCGCTTTTTGGTACTCTAACAATATTTGCAATAACAACATCCGGCATATTAACGCCAGTTCTCACTGACATACTTGCGCTAGGGCGTAGCCCCGGTTTTATATTACTAGCTTTATTCCAATCACCGGTTGACAATGAAATATTGTCATATACTTCTGTAAAAGGTGTTGCGTTTAATCTCGCTGTTTGTAATCCTCTTAGGCCTACTTCAAAAGCTCTAACCGATATATTACTAACTTGGTCTTGCCCCGTGCAGTTTGGTCCAAATATAATTTGAACAGTAACTCCATCAGCTTTTAAAACTATTTGAAAAGTCATTCTAACTCCAGGTGCAGTTTGAATAGAAACATCTATAAATTCAATAATAAAATCTCCTGCTTCGCTTTTGCCGTAACTAATTTCTGAAAATGAACCTCTGCCTTTCCACGACGTAATCTGATTACTAAAACTAATCAATTCTTCACAAGCTATATTGCTTGATGAGATAGCATTGAATACTGTTTTAGAAGAAGTGCTTGGAGCAACCCCAAATCCAACAAATCCATTGTTACTAATGAAGATAGTATTTTCAGTGCTATCATACATTGAAAAAGGAAATGGTAAAGTAATAGCGTTTGAGATAGCATCTATATCTATTTGCGCTCCTGACTGAAATACCGTTTTATTAACTAGAGGAGTGTAGGTTCCATTGTTAATTACTGAAAATTTGTAATTGCTCATTTTATTTGTTTTTGTTTTTAATTAATATATACACATAAATTAGCGCAAATACGATGCTAACTATTTTACAATATGTTGTTACGAAAGTAATGTCTTTTATGCAGCTTGCCAATACTCCTCCAGCAACTGCTCCTATAGCGGTTCTGATTACGTCTTTAGAATTTTCTTTTATTTTAAAAATTTTACCTTCTACTAACTCCCAGCATGCTCCAGCAAAAACCCCTATTAATCCGCCCCCTACTATTCCTAAAAGCCACGCTCCGTTTTTGATGCTCTGAATATCCGTTAAATTCAAAACTAAATAAGCCAAAGTAAGGCCTATAAATACATGTGCAATATCCCCTATTAATTCAAAGTTCTTTTTCATGATTGATTATAAATTAGTATTTCTTCTTCTGTAAAAAATTCTCTATTGTGAACCGTACCGTTAGCCATTAAATAAGCCTTGTACAATTCAAACGTAGACTCGCCATCTGCCATAATAACAACTTCGTTGCGATCATTAAACGTTATTAGCTCCGATGTTATATAATAATTCATATTACGTAAATTTAATTAGTTGCATTCCCCCAAAATCTAAAGCACATATTGCAGCATTAGCATTATTACTACATCCTCCGCTCAATCCTAGCAAAGTTGATGCAGCTACTATATTGCTACTTACCGTTCCTGTAACTGTATCACCCGTATTTAATCTAGTCAATGTATATTTTATATTTCCGCTTATCGTTTCTATTGTAGCATAATACATATCTGTTGATACTACATTTGCTGGAAAAGAAGCACCTAAATCTATTGCAGTAGCAGGTCCAGTATTATCATTGTGAATAAATTGCCAGTTATTATTTCCATCTATTCTAGCGAATGCCATGCAGTTTATAAATGTAGTAGGATCTACATTTGTTACAATAAAATTTGCTACAAAAACTCCAATAGAATATCTCACATTTGTATTTGTTGCACCAGTTGAACCTCCAAATTTAAATGATGCCTTAAAGCCAGTATTTATACTAAAATAACCAACAACTTGTCTAAAAGTAAAAACATTAGCAGGAACAATAGTAGTTTCTATCGCTACCCTTGTTGTTCTTGTAAAAACATTAGTATCTGTAATTGTTCTTATACCAGGAGTTCCACCAATAGTTAAAGCAGTTCCAACAACATTATTTACGTTAACAGAACCGTTTGTAGGCATATTAATAGTAATGTCTTGAAATAAAATATCATTAGATTTATTATTAAAAGTACTCCAATTTGCAGAAGACAATAAACCTCTATTTGAAGCACTAGCAGTTGGTATATTAAACGTATGCGTATCACTAACACTTGAAATTGCAAAATCAGTACCGCTTGTTCCTACTGCAAAATTTTGAGTATTTGCAACCAATCCGTTTAATGCAGAAATTCCTCCAGCAAAATTTGTAATAATCTCACAAAGATGGGAATCTTGAGTGTGCATTGTAATAGTTCTTCCCCCCGTGCTATTTACAATATAAACTCTAATAGCTAATCTATCCGTTACTAATAAAGTTGTTTGTGGTATAGACAATGCAGTTACATATAAATCAATAGTTGTACCATTTGTAATTGCTTCAGGAACTGCTGAATTATTAGCGATAGTTGTAAAAGTAGCTCCGTCGTACTTTAATAGTTCAACATAAAAAGCAGGTGTACCTCCCGCGGAAGATGCACTCATATACATTTCAAAGTTCCAATTACCCGCTGGTATTTCTAATCTATTCGGGTCTGCTACATCTGTAAGCCATTGTGATATTAGACCATTACCAGCCTTTAAAAAATCAACTCCTGTACCTAATACTGCAGTCTTGCTCATTTGGAAATAAGTAGCAACACTTGCTGCTGTACCCCCGTTTAAATAGTAAGCGACACTGCTCCCTCCTGACGAATTACTAGGTAATGTTTGCCAAGTTTTATCTCCTCTCCAATATTGAGAAGTAGTACCGGCTGTTATAGTTGGTTCTTTTGAGGCTAAATCAGTCGCTAAAGTTGATAGTTGCGTAAAGTCAGCAGGTTGTAATAATCCTGCATTAGTTACATCCGCTAAAGGCAAAGTCGCGTCTGTTCCTGTTGAACTTGTTACAATACCATTTGTTGGGCTTGGGGTGTATGCTAAATCAGTTGCCCCTGCTGAAATAGTTATTTCTCCGTAATCATCTGCAAAATTACCATTAACGGATATTGGTATAACCGGATTCCCTAGGATAGGATAGCCTTTTGGAAAATACAGACCAATAGAGTCTCCAATAAAATCTCCATAGTTTGGTTGTAATGATACAACTGCTTGTGATAATCCTCTACTAAATTTAAACCCAATAAACCCCGAATCATACTGTGCTGAAGCTGAAATACCGGCAGGTTGTCCAAATTCATCTCCAAGCTCAAAACCATAACCTGTATATACTCCTTGCGCAGCACTTGGAAAATATGTTGAATCATAAAAACTTAATAAAGCAATAGTTCCATCATTACTTAATGTTAATTTTAAGTTACTTCCATTATTATGTTCTATCGTGTTAGTAGCGGTATTCCCTACGTCTGTTACTTCTTGTAGGGTTGGGGTTGATCCAACTCCTCCGGATAAATTAAACGAAACTAAATCATAATATATATCATCAACTATATTACCATTACCTCCAATGTATTCTAAATCTAAATTATAAAAATCCGTTATACCTATTTGGCTATAGCCGGTAATCTTATAATGTCCAAAGTTATTTGGTTGATTCTGTTCTGCTAATAATATTTGAGTATCTATTAAGTAATTTAGGAATATTGTTATATCACTGCCTGATGCATCTGATCCCGAAGTAACTAATCTTGTAATATCCGCAAACGGCGTATTGTTACCTAGCCCGCCCTCAAAAGATATTGTTTTTGATATGTCAGGCGTTATACTAAACCTAAAAGACATTTGTCCCCCTATAGATACCTTGGCATTTATATTCAGATAATCAGCTATTCCTTGAGCTGTGTAGTTTACTGTTCTATTTGTATAGGCTTTTGTGCCTACAAATAAATCAGCATCTGCTACAGGTATGCCCGTGGGATATGCATTTGATATTGCCATATTATTTTATATTTGGGTTTTGTATACCTTTATTTCTAATCTATTTTTTGTCAGCACATCATCGCCGGGTTCTCCAGTGCGGGCTGTTATTAGTCTAATATTGTCGGTGGTAATCTCTGTCCTATTAGTTATTGAATACTCTAAGTTCCCATTTCCTCCAAATGCGTCAATGCTTATAGTTGTCATATTGTCCGTAAATAAATCCAGCGATTTAACGGCATACGCGCCACTCACTATATATTCGAACCATAGATCTCCTAGCGTGTTTTCTAATACTATTACAGTGGGAGCGCCCTCGTCAAAACTTAATTCACCGGCATCATCAATGCCCCAACTAGTTGGCGTAGTTCCGGTTGCTACAAAATATGTGCCTACCACATTGTCTGGAGCACCTATGTTAGTAAAATCGGTTGAGTCACTAGCATTTGATCCTATTCGATAAGTAATACCTACCGTTAGCGGTCCAGACGCTGAGCCCCATGTATTAGGTACACTCCCTCCAATTTGTGTTATTAAAGCAGTATAAGCTTTATATGGTAGTTCAAACGGAATTGGTGCAATACCTGCTTCTGCCAATGCTACAATCTCACTTATTCTATATTGCTTTGTTGCCGGTTCTTGATTCTCTACATACTGTACCCCTAGTACCGTGTCCGTTATTAACGGAGCTGCTAACGGGTAACTTCTTATTGCTGCCATATTAATTATTTGTTTTTAACAATTCCATTTACGAAGAGCAAGAGTTTTTCTTGTTGGTTCACCATTTGGTTTCTTTGCAGGACCTGGCATACCAGACATTCTAGCACAAAAAGATTTACGTCTATTAGCGTCTTTGCTACCTGCTTTTAATTCCGATGGTTTTTTAGTTACTGCCGTTTGTAGTTTACTGCCCGGATTCGCCTTTCTATAAGAAGCAACTCCTTTAGCATTTAATCCGCCTTTAGGGTCTTTGCCTTCTTTGCGGGTCCAAGCTGCAGTTTTTTTAAGCGGGGATTTATCGTTTGTACCACACGAACATTTATGTGCCATATTATTTTTTGCTTTTATTTTTCTTATTAGGAGCAGGTTTCTTTTCAGCTAAAGCTCTTTTGGTATTATCCAGCACTCCTGTGCCTTGCTTATAATTTGAAGAGAACCAGGCCGCCTTTTCTGCAGTAGGGAATGTGATATATTCTTTAGTTTTATCAGCATAATTGTACGCCGCATCACCCTCCTTATAAGTTAGCTTGTTGTTTTCATTAACAACCTCGGGATATACTCTTTTACTTTTAGGATCGTATGACATTAGGTGTGTGCTTCTATCCCCAGGTTTGCCTTTTCCTTCTGGAGTAGCTATATCTTTTTTAGGCTTGTATAATCTTTTTACAAAGTCTAATTTTTTATTAGCTGTTAATGTAGAATCTACATACGCACGTTTGTCTGTTTCAAACAGATTAGTTTTAACTTTTGTCTTACCTGGTTTGATCTCTTGTTTTATTGGTGATTGAGAAGCTAATTTGAATCCCATATTATTTTATTTTATATTTTTTACCACCCTCTTTCTTTGTGCCTTCACCGTCATTACCCCTGTTACCCTTAACGCTTTTAAACTTACCATCTTTATGATCATAATCTTTACCGTTACTGCCAGGGCTTTTACGATGCATCCTTTGTGAGTGCGCTTTTTTAATCCGCCTATCATCCGTCTTAGCGTAAGCCAAATCTCGCTCCGCTTTTGCTTTAGCAGCCTTAGGTGTTAACCGTTGTTTTAGTAAAGGTGAAAGCATAGTTATCTTTTTAGTTTAGTTCTATTTGTAGCAGGATTGTATGTAAAGCTATCAGTAGACTTACCCGTCTCTTTAGACGCTCTACTCTTAGCTCTTTCTTCCGCAGTCATATTATTCCTCTTCTTACCGCTTTCAGTTAATGTACCATCCGCGTTTAATTGCCCTTGCTTCTTTAATATACCAATAGCCAGATCCCTGTTGCCTACTTGCGCAGTTAACCGATCTATTAGTTGGCCGCGGCCCATAAACCTTTGAGTTGCCATGAACTATACTTTTGCTTTAGGCTTAGTTGACTTATTAGCGAATGATTGTCCCTTTTTACCGGCTTTAGCTTTAACCAAAGCTTCCGCTTTAGTGTAGCTGGTTTTAGCAGGAACCCTCTCTCCAGCTTTCTTTTTAACTTCAACAGTAGGTACTTTAGACCCGCCGTATGTCTCTGTCTTAGGCGCAGGCTTAGCTTTAGGGGCTAACGTAACTCCCGTATCGCCAACAGCTACTTGCTTCATAGGAGATTTACGCATCGTATTTCTTAATGGTTTTGTATTTGACATTCTCATAATAATAGGTATTTATATATAGAGGTTATTATTACGCATAGTTAAAGGTTTTTACAGCGCGACGTTAGCCTACTACTATTATATATAACTACCTAATGTCACCTTTCTCGTGTATAAATTATAATGAACTGTTGTATGTTTATTATAACGGAACGCTAAAAAAAATGTTGTGAAAAATTTTTGTTACAAATATAGAAGCAACGGAGTGCGTGAAAAAAAGTTCATTACAAATAAAGAAGTAACGGGTTCCACATACATTTTGAAACCGTAGCGCCCCAACGGAAACGAGTTTGGTTTGACCGGGTCCCCCAAGGGATATGGGATCATGAAAAAAGGATTTACCTTTTCGGTGTAGGTCGGTGTGTGTGTGGTCTGCCTGCTGTGGTCGTGCTGTGCTGATGTGTACGTCTAATCGTTTGGCATTCGTATGATGGTATGACACGGCATGTGCGGTGTATGCATATGATCATGACATAATGCGGAGCGCAGCGTAGCAACGCGAAGCGTATAGCATACGCGTATAGCACTTACAGTACCAATACGACTGAGTAATGATAATATATATGAATCTAAAATATACCAAAGATGACAAGAATAAATGATTTACCAAAGGAGATAAGACTAGACCTTATCGAGGAGACAAGGTTACAGTATGGATCTGACTGGACTAACGAATGCATCGAGAATAATGATTCGATTGCAATGGTGTGTGACTGGTCTAAGACTAGACAAGGACACGGCTACTGGAACATGATCGACATTGACTGCCCTAAGGGGTAGTTGATCATCTTATCGGGATTACTATTACTCTGCTAGACGGAATTGACAGGGCGGAGCATGCGAGCTTGCGAGCAGCAACGCGTATAGCACTTACAAGACCGACACGAATGGAAAATGATAATATAAATGTAAGTAAGTAACAAAGTAAATTACAAATTCAAATTAAAATAAAAGTTCTTACAATAAGAATACGAAGTACAAATGATAATATAAATGTAAGTAAGTAACAAACTAATTAAATAATATAAAGATGAAAAAAGTAAATGAAATTAAAGTAGTAGAAGTAGAAGTTGTAGAAGTAGTAAAATCTTCTAAAGAATTAATTGCCGAAGCAATCGCTAAACTAAGTCCAGAAGACTTGGCCGCAATCTATCCAAAGATCGAACGAGCGAACTTTGTAGTAAGAAAATCTTGGTTAGGTCGTAATCAAGTTATAACATTCGTGAACAATAAGAATCAACGAATTACTTACAATCATGATGAAGTCTTGAAAGTAATGTTACCAAAGTTATCTATAATGCCATGTTGGATTAAAAGAGAGTACTGGTCACAATCAACTGATATGCCAAGTAACGTAAGACATTTGGCTCAGGTTGAAAATCTAGAGTCTACTGAAAAGTAGGCTTTAGGTTAACCTCAACACGCTGTAATCATTGTTAGCGTTGCTATACGCTTACAAAACGAATACGACGATCAAATGATAATATAAATGTAAAACAAACAATATGAAAGAAAATTTAACCGCAGTAGCATTAAGTATTATGATCACCGGTGCTGTAACATTAGTAGGCTTAGGTTGCTATAGTTTAGGCCAGCGATCAGTCCAAGTAGATCCAACCGAATATCAAATTACGGTAACTGATGATTCAATCACAGTCAAAGACTTCGGCAAAACAGTAGGTACTGTCAAACTAACCGGTGAATTACAACAATTAATATATAACGATAACAAATAAAATAAACACTATGAATCTAATTAAAAACACTGCAACGAATGCAGCAGAATTGTACAAACAACTAAGTAACGGTCGTATGATCTACCACAAGCGTTTAGGACCTGTACACGTGAACAAAATGGAATTACTAACTAATCCTGCAAGCACATCATTAACGTGCTATACACAAGACGGATCTGACTATGGCATGTACATCGATGAAATCAAAGGATTAATCGAAGTTCGGTTGAATTAGTCTATCCAATAGTGCGACATTAGCCTACTATTTCTAGTTTAATAGGCTAGTGTCACACTTTATGTTCTTTTCTTTTTGCTATACACTGGCCTGACCCTGCAATAAAGTCGGAAGAGTAGACTCCGCCCTACATCACCTCCAAATAGTGCGACGTTAGCCTACTACTTATTTACTTAATTAGCTAATGTCACTCTTTTATCTCAAAAATGCTATACATCACCCTTACAAAACGAATACGATACTAAAATGATAATATATATGAATCTAAAAACAACTAATATGAGTTATAAAATAGTACAAAGTGAAGAAATAGTGTGGAGTGATATCGACGATCGCTACATACTAATTATTAAAGAAGATAATGAGATAGTTGGTCTAAATTTCATGCAAGGCGACGAATTAGACCTATTCAAACGGGACTTTGACTACATTGACCATGACTTAACCGACTTCTATAACTCCGTTAAGCACTGTTTATCAGGCAATTCCCAGTTAGATCGAGTAAATCAAGCGATTTGGGCACATTTTGACTATAAAAATCGTAAAGATGAAAGAAAAACTGGCTTTATGAGACCACAGAGTGGGTTATAACCATTCACTATATTTTCGATACAAACAAAGAGCAATCTCTTTACAACAATAATACGATTACCTAATGATAATATAAATGTAACAATAACAAACTAATACAATTAATTATGAGAAGATTTAACGATGCATTCAGAGTGGTATTTTTTAGAGTGAGAAAAGAGTTCTTAATCGGAGCTAAAAACGCTGCATTCGCCTTAAGTAGATAACAAATAACAATTAAAACAATAGTAAAATGATAGAAAATAGAATTAGTGCCTTATTAGGTGTGAGTGAGTTTGGTTTAGATATTAATGTATTCTACAATGTTTCGGTGTGTCAAACCGATATATCGTTGCAAGGCTATATGAATAGAGATACTGTAGATATGTTGTCTAAATTCGGTATTACTTTGACTAGTGCAACTAACGGATTTTTATACGGCGAATTCTATGTGCAAGGTGTAAAGTTTAGAATAGTATTAACTTAATAAATAGCGTATATGGAAAAGTTATTAAAATTAACATTGAACACTGGTAAACCTATATTAATAGGCGTTGAAAGTATTATTAGCGTTAAAAGCGCTGTAGTAACAAGCACACAAGGCGTTAAAACAGAGTGCACCGAAGTATTCTGTAGAGGAGCGATGGCTATAACTTATTGGGTTACCGAAAGTGTAGATGAAGTATATAATCAATATAAAACAAAGTAAAGTATGAGTTTAGAAAGTAATTGCTGCGGTGCTAGCGAATGGTTAGAAGATACAGGCATATGTGCTCAGTGTTTAGAGCATGCGGATTTTGACGACGACGAAGATGAAAATTAATAACTAATAAAGTAAATTATGAAAGAGTTTAAAGTAGAAGTGTGTGAAACACTTATTAGAATAGTAACCGTTGAAGCAATGAATGCTGAGGATGCAATTAAATTTGCGAAGTATGACTATAACAATGCTGAGTTAGTATTAGATAGCGATGATTTCTTTGATGTAGATTTTAATGTAGTAAATAACGACACAACAATATGAGGTACTATGATTTCCCAATAGTAGAGTATTGTAACCCTTGTTTCCCTGATACACCATATTATAAGTGTACTATAGACGAACAAACATACCATACCACTAGACTTAATGAAGCATTAGCGTGGCGTAAAGAAATGGTTGATACCACTGAATACCGTGCTCAAGCTAAAATAGTTACTGACATGGCTATGGAAACGTTTATGAAGGATGTAAAGATTAAAGATTAAATAAGGGGTCAGGTAATGTAATGGTAACAGGTGGAAGCAATACGACGCCATCAATGCAGGTTCGAATCCTGTCCTGACTACAAAGTGTTTACAATCTAAACACGATAGCGAATTGATAATATATATGAAACTAAAAACAACTACTATGAAAAAAATTAAATTCTTAAAGAACAATCTAATTAAAGTCAACGGCGTGCTATACACACCTTACACGGTCGGCGATCTACCGCAAAGCTTTGGATTTATATTCAACAGCGATAAAGATCAAACCGGTATCGCGCAGTGGTTCAATTTTAAGGGTCTAACTTATATAATCAAACCGTAGTATGATAGTAATAGCGAACAACATGAAAGAGGCATGTCAATACCTCGAAGAAAAGAAAGCTCGTAACCGCGCCAATAGGATGTCATTAATCGTTGCTCATGGCGAATGCGCCAAATTTAATAGTGATGACTATAAACAAGTAAAGACCAAGATGAAATCATCCTATGGTGCGAAGGCGCGCGTATTTAGCAAAACTAGATTGTGGAACCATAATAACCTGTCATTAACAGAAATTAAAGAAAGATACTAATATGAAAAAATTTAACGGATTTGAAGCGTATTTAATTCTTGAAGGATTAAAAGAAGTGGCTGCTAGTATGAAAAACGGTATTGAAGCAACACTAGCCGACGGTAAAATGCCATTGATGACTACAGGTTATGTAGATATGGTTGTAAAAGAAACAATTGAAAAAGTAAATAGTTTAACATTAAAAC